GGAGGAGACCCAGGGGCGCGAGTGTGTGTGGGCGCGCGCGCGCGCGCATGATGGCACTTTCCGGGGCGCATTACAAGAGCAAACCGGTGATGTTGTTCACGGAATAGGCCTTTAAAAGTGGGATAGTCATCACAGGCCGATTTGGGAATACGGTCCGACACGCCGAGGAATCTCAGCAATAGAGCAAAAGTGCAAACTTTGCGGGACAAACCGTATGGCGTCATACGAGTAGCATACATGTGTCCAGAATGTGAGACGGGAGGCCGCGGAAGGGCAAATCTGGCGTGTCCTGGGCCACTTTCTCACTATGCGGACAACTGTCTCAGCATATGGACAGCCGGCCCGGGGTGTGATTCAGGGCACACAAAAGGGCCCCTCCCGGGAGTGGGAGGGGCCCTCGGTGAGGGGTCTCAGGAGGCCTTCGGGGCCCTTCGGTAGGGGACCTTGTTGCGGGCCGGGCGGCGGCTGCCCGCCTTCGTCAGCGTGCCTGGGAAGGTCGGGTCGAGGCGGCGGGCCCTGCGCAGCCAGGAGTCCACGGTGTAGACGCTGCGGCCCAGCTCCTTGGCGATGTCGGTTCGGGTCTTGCCCTCCTCGATCAGCTTGCGCAGAGTCTCGACAGGGGCCCCTCGGTAGGCGTTGCCCCCTCGTGCGGGCTTATCGGCCCTCTCGAGCACGTTTGCGGCGATTTCACAGAGGGTCCTGTGGGGGACACTGTCGGGGAAGCGAACGCCCGTATCCGGGCGGCACACGAGGTTTACGACGTGGTAGCGGCCGCCGGCGTCGGGCGTCTCGGTGATCTCGACCCAGTACTCGATCTCGTTCTTCGTGTCCCGGATCTGGACGGCGGGGCGGCCCTGGATCGTGGCCTTGCGGGCTGGGTAGGTGCGAAGTGCGTTGCGCATGGTGTCTCCTAAGGTGTGATGTAGATCTCTGTAGACTTTGGGAATAGGCATTAAACGTTGCAATCACTGCGTATTCCCGGATTCTGAGTTTTGAGACGTATGTCTCACGGATGCGGGGTGAAAGTGTGACGCACGTCTCCGAGAATGCGGGAATACGGAGTTTTCCCCGTGTTCCAACGTATTCCCGGTTTTGAGGTTTTGAGACGCATGTCTCAATCAGGGGGCGGGGAGCGGGTCGTCCTCGTCGTGCAGGTCGTGCACGCCCCAGCGCGTCCCAGCCGATGGGCCAGCCACGATGGGGACGTCCATCTGGCAGTCGAGTGGGCGGAGGAAGACGTTGACGTCCTCCATCCGGCGCTTGCACTCGATCAGGATCTCCTGCCAGCGGTCCTGAGGAACCTCGATGCAGATCTCGTCGTGGACGGTGGCCACGACGTGCGCGCCCTCGACCTTCGGGAGCGGGTAGCCGGGCAGCGTGCCCATGATCGAGGCGGCAGCCATCTGCATCAGGTCCGAGCCGAAGCCCTGCACGGGAGAGTTCAGGGCGTTGCGCTCGGCGTGGGAGGACTTGAACGAGCTCTTCGAGTAGAGGTCGCTGAGCCACTGTGTGCGCCCGATGGGGGACGTCACGTAGCCGCGCTCGTAGGCCCGACGCTTGGCCCGCGCGTGCCACTGGCGCATGCCGTCCCACATCTCGAAGAACGCGCTGTGGACGGCCTGGGCCTCCGCTAAAGTGAGAGAAACGTCATAGGCGGTGGCGGCGTAGGACTGGAAGCCGCCCGGGCTCATGCCGTAGAGGAGGCCGAAGTTGCCGGCCTTTGCCCGCTTACGCTCCAAGCTGGTCACGTCCTCGGGAGCCTTGCCGGCGATCTTCGCGGCCAGTAGCCTGTGAAGATCGTCACCCCGCTGGAACGCTTCGATCATCGGCTGCGAGCGGGAGATGAACGCCGCCACCCGCAGCTCGACCTGGCTGTAGTCGAGGTCGAGCAGGACGTGGCCTGGGCGCGGGATGAAGGCGGGCTTGAGCCTGGCACTAATTTGCTGGACGTTTGGATTACTAGAACTTAGGCGCCCCGTTCTTACAAATCCAACGTTGTAGGTGGCGTGAATCACATTGTTAGGGTCGCGCAGCTCCAACCATGAGCGCAGGAACTCCAGCGTCTTCGTCGCGTCGCGGTGGCGCAGTAGGGCGTCGGCGGCGGGGCTGCCCTGCCGCTGCTGGGCTATGAGGACCGCCTTGTTCCACTGGGCGTTGCCGGAGTCCGTGCGGGCCGCCACACGCAGGTCGCCGGCCTCGATGGCCTGGGCCACGAAGCCCTGGAACCACTTCGACGTGGCGGCCGTGGTCACGCCGTCCTTCGCCGGCGCCGGCGCCGGGGCGGTCCCGTACAGGCCGAGGATGTCCTCGCAGGCCTTCAGGCGAAGGGCGTCCATCTCCTCGATCTTGGCGTGGACCCAGTCGACGTCGAGAAGGAAGCCGCGCTGCTCGACCTTTGTGAGAGTCTTCACAGTAGGCATGGCGACGTAGGTGGCGACCTTGCCCAGTCTGGCCATCTGGATGTCGTCGGAGTCGAAGGGCTCCTCGTCGCCGGTCAGGAACATCTGCTCTCGGTGCTCCTCCACGATCTTCCAGGTGTAGTAGGTGTCACGCGCCGCGTACTCGCCGAGCTGGATCAGGTCAACGCGCTCGGCGGCGCCGGGGGTGGACAGGTCGAAGTCGTCCCACTCCTCGATGCCAAAGTCGCGCGCGGCGCGAATCTTCAGGCGGGTGCGGGCCTCGGTGTCCACCAGCTGGGACGAGACGGTCGTGTCCCACTCGATGCGGTCGGAGAGGTCCACGCCGGCCTGGGCGAAGACCCAGCGCGCGTCGAACTTGATGTTCGCGTTGACGAAGGGCTTCCCGCTGCGGTTGATCTCTCGGCCGATGATCGCCATGACCTTCCGCCATGCGCCCAGCAGCGGGCTGGCCGGGTGCGAGAGGGGCACGAGGTAGGTCATCGGCTGCTCGCCGTCGAAGGTGCGCCAGTTGTAGGCGCCGGCCGCGGCGCGCTCAGCGTTTGGGAGGGTGAGGGAGGCCAGGACGATCCGTGCGGGGTAGCCGCCGTTGGTTTCGCCGCCGGCTTCGGCGTACTCGTCCAGGCCGGTGGTCTCGAGGTCCATGACGACCTTCTGGGAGGCGTGGATGGCCTTGACGAGGCCCTTAAGGTCCCCCTTGCCCCAGACCCACGTGATCGGGCCGCAGGGCGTGTGTGAGCCCTGGGCGGCCTTCCTGGCCCGGCTCACGACCTTCTCCAGGTCCATGATGCTCATGACTGCTCCTATCTGGGACGGCACTCGCCGTCGCCGGGTGATGGGTACAGCCTACATTTTGTGAGGAGACAGGTGAAGAGCTCACAATATTTATGAGAGTGATCTAGGCAACAGAAACCCCCCGGGTAGTCAGTCCGGGGGTTTCTGGGGCGTCCTTGCCGGCGCGGGCCGGCTCCCTAAAGGGAGTCCGGGAGTCAGATCTCGCGCAGGAGAGAGACTAGCACGTCCTGAAGGTTGCCTACCTTGTAGGAGTACTCGACGCGGTTGCGGCGGGAGTAGACCTCCAACGTCCACAGGGGCCAGCGGCCGCGCTTCTCGTCCGACTGGGTGAGGGTCAGCACGAGGTCGTTGCCGTTCTCCGCCAGGACGGCGGGGGCGTCGTCCTTCGTCACAGTGCTCACGTAGCGAAGGTAGGGGTACAGGGCATTGGCCCAGGCCAGGGCGGTCACGCGGCGCTCGGTGAGCGGGGTGAGGTTGCCGGGGAAGGCTAGGTGATTGGTCGAGAGGGATGTCATTGTCTACTCCTATCAGTTCTCATCCGCGCCAGGCGCGGGGACGCCTCGAATGACCTCGGCGTCGTCTTCAATGTGGACCCAGGCTCCATAACCGTCCGTTCCTGGGGAGGGGAGGTAGATCGTCGAGTGGTCGCATGCCTCGACATTCACGTTATCCGATGCCACGTAAACGGAGGCGGAGCCTCGGGCATCCACCTGCGCGCGGTTGTAGGCGTAGACGGTGGCCGAGCCGTAAGCCCGTACGGAGCTCCCCTCGGTAGCGTAGATAGTGGACGATTCCTCGGCTATAACCGTCACCTTCCCCTCCCCCGAGACCCAGACAGGGGCTGAGCCGGTGACGACTACGTGGAGGCCTTCCAGCGAGTCATCTACAGAGATTGAGCGCCCCCGCTCTCCGACGATCAGGAAGATGGAGTTGAAGTAGTCGAGGCTAACCCCCCCGCGCTCAGCCCCTTGGAGGGCCGCAGAGATATCCTCGGTTGAGTTGATCGTGAAGTAGTAATCGTTAACCATGGCGGTACCTATCTGCCGGGTTGACCGTATCTCGGCCTACGTCGACTGTATGTCAGCGGTGAGGCGGGGGCAATACCTCCCCAAGTTTCAGTACGTGATCTGTGCAACTTAGGTCTCAAGATGCTCTTGATTTGTGGAAAAGGCTGGGGACAGGGATAAACTGTCCTCAGCATTCCCAGCAACCCCGAGATTGGAGACCCGTGAGCCCGCTGGACGAGGCGATCATCGCCAACGACATGCTCCCTGAGCGCGAGCGCAAGACGAATATTGACCTGGCCGAGGAGTTCAATACCTCCGAGGCGACCGTGCGCCGCCATCGGCGAGCCTTGAAGCGCAAGAGCCGTGATGAGCTCAGCCGGGACGAGTTCTTCGACCTGCCCGTCGGCTCCATCACGAAGCGCGGCAAGACCGTCCGCCTCGCCGACGGCTCCTACGAGAAGATCGAGTACCGCCCCGGCACCCTGGAGATGGAGGAGGCCAAGCGCCTCTCCTACGAGGACCTGGAGCCCGTCTTCCGGGAGCCTCTTCTCCCCCGGGTGTCCGCCAACGTTGAGGATGACACGCTTATTGTCTGCATGGCTGATTATCAGCTGGGCAAAACGGGGCAGGGTGGCGGCACCGAGGACACGGTCCGACTCGTCCGTAGGGCGATCAAGGACATCGCCGACGACATTCTCTTCCGCGGCCCATACAACCGCATCATCCTCGCCGACGTCGGTGACTCAACTGAAGGGTTCTGGAATGTCGCCAGCCAGGCACAGACCAACGACCTCAGCCTCACCGACCAGATTCGCACCGTTCAGCGCCTCTACGCCGAAGCCGTGCACACCCTCGCCCCGCTGTGCGGATCCATGTACTACGTCGCGGTCCCGTCCAACCACTGCGCAGTGAGGACCGGGATAGGCAAGAACTCCCGTGCCAATGCCCCGGACGACGACTTCGGCATCATGATCTCCCACAACATCGAGGACATCATCGCCGACCGGCCCGGCTTCGAACACGTCAAGTTCTTCCGCCCCGAGAAGTGGGAGGAGGCTGTCACCGTGGAGGCGGCCGACGGCACCCGAATCGGCTTCACGCACGGCCATCTGGCGGGCTCACAGAGCAAGGTGCCCGGATGGTTCAGGGACTTGGCGTTCGGCCGCAGGAGCGGCCTCTACGACGCGCGCATCCTTGTTCACGGGCACTGGCACAACTTCGGCGTCCGCCAGGTAGGCGACTCACGCTGGATCATCTCCTGCCCGTCGGCGGACCGAGGCTCAGACTGGTGGACCAACATCAGTGGGGACTCGACCAAGCCCGCAATCCTCACCTTTGAGGCCCAGAGCGGAAACGCCTCCGCCTGGGAGCTCTACTCCTGACACACTGAGGCCCCGCCTGTACCAGTTCGGTTACAGGCGGGGCCATTCCGTCTCAGGCTCGAATAGCGGCCAGAGCCTCGGCCGTCGAGACAGCCCATCCGACGACGGTCACGCCGGCGGCCTGCGCCGCGGACTTGGCGGTCTCCTGTTCGTCCTTGCTGGACACGAGCACCCACACGCCGTCGGGGAAGGTTGTCTTCGCGGCCCGCCACACGCTGGCACCGGCCTTAGCAGCCGACAGGACGCCCTTCTGGGCGTCCTTGACTGTGTCCGTGAGCATCCAGTCCGCAGTGGCGTCCGTAGCGTCTACGACGCGCGTGAGCGTCGGATACTCCGTCTTCAGGATGGCGCGCAGCTTGGACTGCCCGCGGCCGTGGACCGCCTGGTAAGTCTTGCCAGGGCGCTTTCCGAGCAGGGTGAGGATCTTCCCGTCCGAGGTCTTGTAGTAAGCCGCCCCCGCGTCGGAGAGGCCGTTGCGGACGTTCGGCAGGACCTCGATCCCGGCGGCCTCGAGCGTGTCGATCGCCTCGACCATGCCCGACACGTCGATGCCGAGATTGCGTAGCCCCCGAAGCGAGCTGTCCGAGAACTTACGGCTCGTGCCAGTGTTGTCGTTAGTGGCCGCGGGGATGGCGATAGCGGCGTCGGCCGCGTCGAGGGTGTTCTGGATCGGGAGGGCCGCCTGCGCCGGCTTCAGAGCTGCGATGGCGCCGATATCGGCCGTCGAGTAGATGGCCCGGTCCGCGGTTCCCCAGCCATCGGAGAGCCACGCCATGATCGGGAGGCCGTCCCCCTGAGCGGGCGGCGGTGTCGGCGGTGTTGCGGGCGCGCTCGGAATCACCGGGCCCTGGGCCTTTGCCCACGAGGCCAGGGACGCCACCGCATCGCCGATCCGCTTCGCAGCGGCGGCCCCGAAGGCAGCCGCCCCCATCTTCGTCGGGTGCGTGTCGTCCGACAGGAGGAGGGTGTCGCGGGTGCCGTCGCCCTTGAGGGCCCCGGAGTTGCCCGTCCCGGACAGGACGTCAGACACCTGGACGACGGGGGCGTTGGCCGAGAGCGGGGTCTCGCCCGTCGCGGGCACCCAGGCCCGGGTCACTCGGTAGGCGACGCCGTTGTAGACGACTACGTCGCCGGTGGCGCACACTCGACCATCACGCCACGGCACCGCCTGCGTGTCAGCGACGCCTAGCCAGTCAACGAAGGCGATGCCCGCCGTGGGACCGCCGCCGGCGATCACGCCGGCCTTCGTCGCCTCGACGTTGACGTGGGCGGAGCGGGACTGGAGTCGCGCCACCGAGGATGGCTGTGGGCCGAGCACCACGATCGGCACGTTGGGGAGCTTGGTGCGCACCTTCGTGATGAACGCCTTCACGGCCTCTGTGATCGCCGAACCGGTAGCGTCGCCGTTGTCGATCACCTTGTCCGCGTTCAGGGAGCCAATGGTGACGATGAGGTTCGGAGCGGCTGCACAGACGGCGTTGACGCGGGCGTCCACCTCGAAACCATCCCGGCCCGAGGCCGAGTAGCCGAAGCCGGATCCGTCGACCGCGCTGAATGCGGGGACGCAGCCCAGCGCGCGTGATATGACGGACGGCAGGTTGAAGCCCTGCCCCATGGTGCTCTCAGTGCTCCAGGAGTCGCCGAAGAACCCGACCGTAGGGACTCCCTGACCGGCGCGCAGCGGGAGCGAGGCCAGCGGCGAGCCCTCGGCCGTGGGGGCTGGGGACGGGGAGCCTCCCCCGCCCTGCTGATTCTTAACCTGCTCCAGCTCAGTCTTCGTGGCGTAGGTGCCCGATGCGTCAGCCTTCCGTAGGTATTCTCCCAGCTCGGCCTTGGTCGCGGAGGAGTCAATGCGCTGGCCGAGGGCCGTGTCGGCGGCCCGCATCTCAGCCTTCGTCGCGAGCCCAGAGAGGTCCGGGGCCTGGCCGCCTCCGCCCAGCTGAGCCTGCGCCAGCTCGGTCTTGGTGGCGTAGGTGGTGGCGGCGGTGGCCGCCGGCAGGGCTGCCTCGGCCGTAGCCTTAATAGCGTCGATCCGACTGCCCAGGGCGGCGTCGCCCTGGGCGCTCTCCTCCTTGGAAGCCAGGGCGGCACCCTCGGTCTTCGTCAGGAAGCGCTGATCGGCGCCTTCGCGGCTGTACCATGTGAGATCGGCCATAGCCGTCTACCTCCAGGTGAGTGCTCCATTGCCAAGGTCTATGACCGCGGCCTTATCCATACTCTCAAGGATACCTGGAGTGTCCGCATCCTGGACACCCCGACCATCTGGACGGACTAACCCGTCGTCCAGCCTTCGCCAGGTGAGGACCCCGTCCCCGAGGTCGACGACCTCGACGGGGTTGGCGGCCTCCAGGGCGTCCGAGTTACCGGCGTGGCGGACCTCATGACTTCCAGGAGTAAGGATCCCGTCAGCCGGAGGCTGGGGAGAGGGCGGCGGCGTGGGCGGCTGGGGCGGGGTGTAGATACCCGACAGAAGGTCCGCGAGCGTGAAGATCTGGCCAGAGGAGAGCGTTACCCGGCGGCGGATGTGGACCCCGGAGTCGCCGGGTATATTGAGATCTATCTCATAGTCTCCCGGGGAGACGGTTACCGACTGGCCTGAAGGTCCTACTGGATATCCGTCAGTGTCGATGCGGATCGACGTCCGGCCTGCAACGATGCCTCGCGCCGGGAGCGGGGCGCCGAGACTGGCGGGGGTGAAAGTGATCCGGCCCAGGCGTCCCAGGCCGTCAGGGCCTACTACGCGGCCGCTGATCGTTGCGGTGGGGGAGGTCATCGGGTCTCCTGACGTAACGGTTTCGTCTCAGACTTTACCTTATCAATACGGTCATGTAATGACTGGACTTCTGCGTATAGGTGGGACCTATCAGTACGGGCGTCATTGCGGACTCCCTCGAGCTGCGTCTCCATGCGAGCCATGCGGCTCTCGTGCTGCCGGTCCGACTCACGCAGGTCGTCTACCGACGAGGTCAGGCGGGCCAGGCCGTCCAGGACCTGCCCGAACTTGGAGTCGAGGTCGTCCCGCAGGTTCTCGCTGTGGTTGTTGTGTACGCCCTCCGAAGCCGACTCCGCTGCATCGGCTGCCCTAGCTACGTGGGCGCTCATCCGAGTCATCCTCTCCTCCAGGCGTTGCTGCTGGCGTTTGATCGTGACCCTGAGCCAGGTGATGAGAGCAACCAGCAGAGCCGTCCCCGCCGCGATCACGTCCGGCGAGGCCAGCATCGCGACGATTGCCGACGGGGACGGCTCTGCTAAGCTCATCGAGCTGCCTCAGCCGGCCAGGCCGGAGGCGTGGCGGGGGTTGTAGGCCTCCACCTCGGCCGATGCCACGGCGCGGTCGGTCTCCTCAGGCAGGGAGAACGACTTCAGGACCGACGCCAAGGCGGCGGCGCCGGCGATGCCCAGGGCGCCCTTCCAGTCCAGGCCGAAGAGCGAGGAACCGACACCGAAGGCGCCCACGAGGGACTGCGCAAAGGTGGAGATGGCACGCTCGGCCAGGCCCTCCCAGAACGTCGCGGTTGCGTACTTCACATGTTCTCCTTCCATAGGTAAGGGCGGGGACCTCCGTAGGTCCCCGCCCTTAGTGTATCCCTATGAGTCTGTGAAGGTTCAATAGGTCACGACGATGTCACGATCTCACCACAGCCTGCGGGATCCCGCCTTGGAGTTGTTGAGAGCGCGCTGGAGAGCGCCGATCGTGGCGGTGCCGGGCTCACCGTCGACCCAGTCAGCGAAGTCCCAGCCCTGAGGCAGGTACTCCTTGTGCCAGGCCATGATGAGGAACTGGAGCGTGCGCCACGTGGCCGCCCCGAGGACGCCGTCCTCGTCCAGGCGGGGTGCGTCGTTCAGTGCCGTCTGGGTGTCCGCCGGGACGGCCGCGTTCAGGAACGCCTGGAGCCTGGCGATGGCGGGCGAGCCGTCCTCGTCCAGGACGCCGTCGATCGCGGTCCCCATGACCTGCTGGAGCCGCCCGATCGTGGCGATGCCGAAGACTCCGTTGCAGGCGAGCTCGCTCTGCCCGTCGGACTTGTTCCTCTTTCCGGTGTACGGGCTCGCCGACGTCGAGGACGGGGCTGCGGGGGCGGGCGCGGAGGCCACGGCACCTCCGTTGATCATCCGGTCCCACGCAGCACGGTCACGCAAGCGGTTCAGGTCCAGTGTGCCCGAGTAGCCAGGCAGGCTGCCGTCCTCGGTGTACTGGTGGATGAGCGGCTGACCCCAGTAGGAGACCGACGGCACCGCCGGGTCCGAGTAGGGACGCCCGTAGTCCGAGTAGTCCGGACCGCCGGCGTACCAGAGCGGGTACTGGGAGGCGACGGCGCTCCAGTCGTAGCCGTTGACGGCGCTGCCGTTCATGTAGATGCCCGGCGTGGAGCCCGTCAGGGACCGCACAGTGTCCAGGAAGGCCTTCGCCCAGCCCGGCCCCAGCGGCACCGCGTTGTCCTCCCAGTCGAGCCACAGGGTGGCCCTGCTGCGGAGGGATCCGACGGCGGACACGAAGTACCTGGCCTGGGCGGCCGCGTCGCCCGGACGGGCGAAGTGGTAGAAGCCCAGGCGCTTCGAGGCGGCCAGGGTGGCGTTGGCCTGGGAGACCATGTACGGGTTGACGTAGTCGTCGTCCTCGGTCGCCTTGACGATCACGAAGTCGGCCCAGATTCCTGCCACGTTCAGGCCGGCCTGGTGGCTGGAAATGTCGATCCCGTGCGCGTGCTGCGGAGCGGCCGTCTGGGATGCCGGAGCAGCCGGCTTGGAGGCCGGAGCCGACGCCTTCCACTTGGCGAACTGGGGCCACTGCTGGAGGAACTTCGCCTCACTGAATCGGTGGCAGGACGTCCACGCGCCGTGCTGAGTGTGCGGGTGCTCGCTGTAGCGCTCGGTCCGCGTCTCCTGCCCGGTCTGGTCCCCCGCGGTGCCCGCGATCGAGCCGTCCTCGGCGATCCACGCCTCCGCCACGAGCGGGTCGCCGCCACCCTCGACTGCGACCACGACGTGGCCTACGCCACCCTCGTTGCCCGCCGAGAGGATGATGTCCCCGACCTGGAATCCCCCACTGGGGGTGAGGTCCGAGTCGTCCCAGGGGACCTCGTTGAAGCCGTGCGACTCCATGCCCTGGCGCATGTTGCCGGTCCAGTAGTCATTAATTTCCAGGAGGGCGGCGTGCCCCCATGGCACTCCGTAGGTGTGGTGGATGCCGTAGGAGATGGCACCACACGCCAGGGACGAACAGTCCGCGTTCTGCGGGCTGGAGACTCGACCATGGGCATCGGCCGCCGCGTACCACGACCGGCGTTCGGGCTGGCTGTAGCCGACGTTCTCGCTGTCGCAGATGCGGCGAGCGATCTCGGCAGTTACGGATCCTACGGTCACTTGCTCTCCTTGTTCTCGGTCTTCTCGGCTATGAGGGCCGCTACCTGCTGCTCAGCCACCACGGCCCTGCGGGTCAGGGCGGCAATCTCCATCGTCAGCGCGTCGATCACGGCGAGCGCATCAACCTGGCTGGTCTGTGCTTCCATTGTCATTGCTCCAATCTTCTGGGCGAGGTGCAGGTCCATAGTAAGTGCCTGGCAGGGACATGTCGTCGGAGATGCCTCCAGTGTTCCCGCCCCCGCCTGGTGGGCCAAGCTCCCAGTTGGTCTTACGAGCATTGTCCTTCAGGATCGGCTCGCCGTCAGCGTCGTCCTCACCGGTGTTAACCATGCGGGCACCCTTGACGAGGACGTCCACGCGCGCTCCGGGCTCGCCCTTGACGACCACGGCCCACAGGTCCGGGGAGCTGCGGTCGATCTCGGCGGAGGCCGTACCTGAGGCGAACACGACCCACGGCGCGACCGGGGAGGCGATCAGCGGGACGTAGTCTGGGAGCACCCACCTAAAGTGTCCCGATTCGTCGAGAGTGAGGTTCTCCCAGTACTCCACCCCGTCGTATGGGGACTCGGTACAGGCGTGGGACAGCCACAGGCCGCCACGTTCCTTGGAGAGCTTAGGCACCTGCATCGTGAACTTCTTCTCAGGGTTCATGTGGATGCCGTCGTTGTCGATCCAGATCTGAGGTAACCTGCGCCAGGCCAGGATGGTGGCGTGATCATTGACCCACATCCCGGTGTTCTGGTTGCCCAGCGTGGTCAGCGTCGCCCAGTTCCTCCCAAGGCCGAAGTAGGCGTGGTTGTTGTCTGAGGTCTTCCGGTACGCCATCTCTCCGTCGTTGTAGGCGAAAGACGCCGAGTTGACTCGGGAGGAGAACCCAAACTTGCTCAGCGCCAGCGTTCCCCAGTTCGCCTGAGGCCCGATCGAGATCGATACCTGCTGGGTACCCAGGACGATGGCCGGCCGCTCAGCGGCCCCCTTCTGGGCCGCCGACTGCAACGTGATCGACGGGGAGCGGGTCTGGCTATCACGCTGGATGAACAGGCCGCCGTCCTCCCAGTCGTCCTCCAGGGAGTTGAACACCAGGCCACACCCGATCTTGGCCCCGGAGCGGGAGGTGTCCGTTCCGGTCTGGGCCCACACGATGTCGTCGAAGTAGCACTCCGACCACGAGTCGCGCCGGCCGAGGCGGCCGTTGATGAGGATGTCCCCGTTCCACGCGTTGATGTCCAGGGCCTTCCAGCCGTTGGACGCGTACACCTGCATGCCGGAGTTGGAGATCTTCATGCCGCGATTGGAGGCTCGATTGGTCTGGATCGTAGCCCCGGTGATGACCATGCCGTCGATAGCGCCCGCCTGGATCTGATTGGCGGTGATCGAGTTGGCAGCGATCATCCCGGCGTGGATCTGCTCGTACTCGCCCTGTTTCGCGGTCACGATCTCCGACCACACGTGGTGCGCGGTGGCGTTCACGAAGGAGGCGTTGCCGGTGACCGTGAGCTGGTCCGTGGTGATCTCCAGGAACCGGCCGACGTCGGAGGCGATCTTACGGGCGGCGATCTCGGGGATGTTGGCCGACCCAGCCGTCAGCCTGCCGACGTCGAGGTTGCTGATCTGCTCACTCGTGACCCGCATGCGCTCCCAGTGCGCGCCGTCCCACTTCCACTCGGCAACAATGTCGAGGGTCTGAGCATCCTGGACACGGCAGGTGTCGCCGACGGCGGTTCCTCCGAAAGGCGGTACGGTCTCGGAGTCGCCGCGAATGTAGAAGACTTCCCCGAAGGACGTCTTGACGCGGCGCACCGCGGACTCCATCGTGGCGGCGGTCAGCTTGGAGACCGTCTTGGAGTAGTCGTCGCCGGCCTCCTCCCACTTCCACCCCTTGGGGGAGTAGACGACGGTTGAGCCCGGCGCGTCCCTAGAGTTGGACGGCGAGGAGTGGCCGGGGGCGGCGAACGCCGGGACGGTTACGTACTGGGCTCCTCGCGCGCCATCCCCTGCGAGGAACGGTTTCTTAGGCCCCGGCATCAGAGGGCCCTGATGATGTAGATCGAGCCGAGGTACGGCTGGCGCACGTCGATCGGCGCGCCCGAGCCGGTGGAGGCCGCAATCGGGCTACGGCCAGAGGCGTTGTTGCCGGTGGACGTCAGGTACGTGTAGCCGGACGTGCCGATGCCGATGTCCTGGTTCGAGGTACGGGCCTGGAAGCGGCGGTTCTGGTCCTCGACCTCACCGATCTGGTGGGTGTGCGCGGGCAGCTGGTCCACCGTCAGGGTGATGGTCGTGGCGCCGCCCTTGTCGTTCAGGTCGTACTTCGAGCCGTCGCCGGCACCGACAGGCGTGCGCTCCCGGTAGTCCGGCACGCGGAAGTTGGAGACTGTGGTCGAGCCGAACTTGGTGCCGATGAGCGCGAACAGATTCGGGTAGGTGTTGCGGTCAATCAGGCGCCCGTCGCAGCGGATCCACCCCTCGGGGTCCGCGTTGGCGCCGTACATGGCGATGGTGCCGATTGGGATCGCCTTGTTCATCATCGTCTTGATGCCCTCGGCGATCGTCTGGACCTGTTTCAGGATCTCAGCGGGCTGGCCGTTGACCTTCGTCTCCAGGTTCGTGACGCCCTGGGTGGCGGCGCTGATGCCGTCCTCGATGTGGATGAGGTCGGCTGCGGTGATGCGGGTCTCGTTAGCGCCGAACCCGTCCCGCCATTGCTTAGCGGCTACGTATGGCTGCATTAGTCGTCTCCTTTGGCTCTGAGGACGAAGATTCTTCCGTCGGGTGCGATCCACATGCTGGACCCTATTGTCCCACTATCCGGCGGGACGGGTCCTGACGTCACGAGGTTGGTGGCCACCTGGGTCATCGCCTCGGTCAGGTGCTTCATCTCCTTGAGCGTCCCCTCGCGGGCCGCCTGCTGCATGGCGTCGGAGTTCTTGAGCTTCTCCTCGACTTGCTTGACGATGGCGTCGGTGTCCACGTTCTGTTTGAGCGTGACGCGGGCGCCGGGGCCCCACCCCGAGCGGTTGCCGGCTCGGTCGTAGGACCTCAGGCGCACCTCCCACTCACGGATCTCCAGGCCCGCCAGGTTGGTGCGCTGGAGCGGCACCGGCATGTCGGCGAACTTCTGAGGCGTCAGGCCCGGCTCGCGCACCGAGACCTCGATACCGGCGAAGTCGGACGGCATGCCCGCGTCGCCAGTGCCCTTACCGTTCCAGTAGATGCCGAGCACGCCCAGGGTCTGGGTGAGGACGGGCGCCGTCGGCACCGGCGGCGGCTCGGTGTCGATAGCCATCGTGGCCTCGACCTCCTGCGACCACGTGCCAGTGGTGTCGGCGGTCACGGCGCGGACCTTGAACGCGTACTTCAGGCCGGCCGTCAGGTTGGCGATCTGGGCCTGCGCCTCCTTAGAGGTGCTCATCGGGCCGGACAGGAACGGCAGCTGGCGCGCCGAGATCTCGTAGCCGGTGACGTCCACCGCCACGCCCAGGGCGTCGGTCTCGACGGGCGACCACTTCAGGGTTGCGACGGCCCGGGGCCAGCCCTGGTCGTTGATCACCACGTCCGAGGTGACGACAAGCCCCTGAGGAGGTACCGGCGCGTACTTGCTCTTCGGCTTCTCCGGCCGGGGGTTCTTCCCGTCGGAGTTGACCGCCCCGAGGATGCCTTTCTGCCGCTTGGCGAGGCGTGACAGGACGTCGTCCAGGACGGTGCCGAACGTCGTGTGACCTTGGCAACGGCCGTTCTCCGTCACTGAGATGGAGATCTGCGAGACCCGCATGCGCTCCAGGCCCTTGGACCGCTCCACGCGGATCCAGTCGCCCAGGGCGTAGTCCTCGAAGGGGAGCCACTGAAGGTCGTCGGCCTCCCACTCGCGCTTGACCTCCGCCGCCGGGGAGGCCCCGGTCTTCATCGTCAGAGCGGCAACCCTGCGGGCGGTGGCCTCCAAGGTCACGCCGCCGGCGTCCACGACCTTCTCCGTGCGGGGCATGCCTGCCGGAGCCTCGGGGTTAGGGAAGGTCCAGGTCTTCCCCTCGTCGCCCTTCACCAGGACGTGGGTGCACAGCTGCGACCAGTCCAGCTTCTCCGGGGCCGACTTCGTGCCCGCCGCCAGGCGCCACACGACGTCCAGGTTCTCACGCTTGAGCGCGGCGTCAGGGTTGTAGACCTGGAGCGTGCGGCCCCTCCAGCGGTAGTCGAGCATGCCCATGTTCATGAGCGAGTCCAGGATGGACTTGATCGACACCGACGGGTCGAAGGCGATGGTCGTGATCAGCGCCCAGCGCTGCCCGGCGGAGTCAGACGTGGCGGACACGTCCAGGTCCAGGCCCTTGCCCCAGCCGCGCTTGACGGCCGCGTCCCACACGGTGCGCAGGATCTCGCCGGCGTTGCGGTCGCGGAAGCGGTACTTGCCATCCTTGTCCATCGCCGCGAAGGGGACGTCCCACACGAGAGCACCTTCTAGCCGGTGCCCGATGTGGATAAGGTCCGCGTGGCGGTGCTCGGTCCCGTCGTCGACCAGGTTCCACTCAGAGGACAGGTTGATGAACCGAGCGTTGTACGGCTCGGCCCAGGTCTGCCCGTCGTAGCAGAGCTCGACGGCGAGCTCCACGTCCGAGTCCAGCAAGGTTCCTCGGACGCCGAGGTCCCCGTTCGGGTAGGACAGGGTGAGCGAGGGAGTGGCCTGACGCGGGCACGTGAAGGTTCCGGCCAGCGCGTCTGGGAGCACTCCGAGGCGCTGGCCGGTGGCCTGGTCGTAAGCGACGTAGCGCATGGCTAGGCCGCGCGCGAAGGCGGGGTTGCGCGGCATCAGTAGGCCATCCTTCCGCGGAACCTTCCGGCCGTGCCGGTCAGCGTCATCGAGATCCGGCCGTCAGCGTTAGGAGTGGCTCGGAATCCCCCAGGACTCATCGAGATCTCCCCGTCGGCGGATCGGGCCCCGGATACGGGCTCCCACCCCTGGGCCGGGTTCTTCCAGGCCCGGTAGCTGGCGATGTCCACCAGCAGGCGCTCCCCGCCGTTCAGGGTGCCGGTGAAGGTGAACGAGGTGCCTGAGACGCTGTCCTTGACGGTGCAGGTGGGCGCGGTCGGCTCCAGGAGGAGCTTCCCGTCCGGAATAGGCATCGAGCAACCGTCGAACTTCGACATGTCCGTCAGGAGCGCTACGAGGTCCGACGTCCCGCGCCACAGGCCGGAGACGACCTCGTAGGTGACTGCGAACGTGATCGTCTCCGAGTGCGGGTTGAGGGCCGGCTCGACGGAGGACGTGGGCCGGACCTGCGCCTCCCGTACCGGCGCGCCCTCGGGGGAGTAGGTCAGAGTCTGCATGCGGCCGAACGCGAACAGTCGGCGCAGCAAGTCCTGGTAGTTCTTCTCCAGCCGGGCCAGCCCGCCCTTGCAGCGGGATCCGTCGCGGTTGTCGGCCCAGGAGAACACGGTGAACTTCAGAACGACGGTGGCGGACTTGGTTACCACCGGCGCGATGGGAAGGATCCCGAACCGCCCCGGGATGTCCACTGAGGCGTTCCAGGGCTCGCCGCGGGTTGACAGAGCCGTCCCCTCGGCAAGCACCCAGCGCCCGAGAGGGTCATCAAGGTCGGTACCGTCTAGAGAGTAGATGGCCATGGGTGGGTGACCTTCCTTACACGATGGCGGCTAGCCGCAGGCCCTCGGCGACCTCGTCGCGCGTCTTACTGTCGGGCTTTGCCTGCGGATAGTGATTGGTTATGTTGATTGTAGCTCCTCCGAGGTTGCTCTTATGGAACGGCTCCGAGGCGGAGATCGAGCCGGAGGACGTCACCCTCCCGGTCGAGGCGCGGGCGGGAAGTGGTCGCACGTTCGCGCTCAGCCCGATCGTTGCGGGCTTGGCAATGTCCTCGGTCAGGCCCGCCAGCGACTTGCGGACGGTGCCGTACTGGCTCTCCAGGCCCTTGACGAAGCCCTTCATGATCATCTCACCGGCCGGGGTGAGCAGGACCTTGTCGACAGGCTCGGGACCCTTCCAGGACGTCAGCTTGCTGGTCAGGTTGCCTAGGGTCGACTTGACCGAGCCGAACATGTTCTTGATGCCGTTGATCAGGCCCTGGATGATGTTCTTACCGGCGCTGATCAGCCATGACCCTGCGTTGGAGAAGATGTTCTTGATGCTGTTGGGCAGGTTCCTCACGAAGTTGAGGGCGCGGTTCACTCCGTTGGAGATCGTGGACGTGAGGCTGTTCCAGGCCGCGGAAGCGTTGGCCTTGATCGTGTTCCACCCGTTGGAGATGAAGTTGCGGACGTTGTTGATCCAGCCCGTGACTGTGCTCAGGATGCTCTTGCAGGCGTTGATGACCGCGGTCCAGATGTAGTTCCACGCCGCCGTGGCGATGCCTCCGAGCGTCGCGCCGAACGCCTGGAAAGCGAACTTGATCGCGTTCCAGATGACGCTGGCGATCTGTTTGATGCCAGTCCACACCCGTGACCAGTCGCCGGAGATCAGTCCGAGGGCGATGTTGATAACGCCCTTGATCGTGTTGATCGCTCCCGAGACGATGGTCGTGATTAGCTGCCACAGCGCCACCATCTGCGGGGCCATGATCTGCATCGTGGCCCCGACCAGCTGGATAGCGGGGATGAGTGCCTCAGCAAGCTGCTGGACGATTGGGACCAGCAGCGGGAGGATCTGCGACAGCATGTCAGCCACGATCGGTCCGAGCACGGCGACCAGCTCGGCCAGCACCGGACCGAGAGCCTGGATCGTCGGCAGCAGCGCGGCCGCCAGCTGCTCGATGATCGGGGTGAGGATCGGAACCAGCTGCTGGATAATCGGGGCCAGCTGCTCGACTAGGGCCGCGATCAGGGGAGCGATGGAGGCGAGAAGCTGGCCACCGATCGTCGCAAGGGCACCGAAGGCCGTGCCCAGCGCAGGCATGGCCGGGGCGAGCGCCTGCACGGCCGTCAGCACGCCCTGGAAGAACGCCACCAGCCCGCCCTGGAAGGCCGGGTTCTGGAGCGCCGCTGAGATGCCGTTCAGCCCTACCTCGATGATCTGCCCGACCAGCGGCAGAATCGTGGACAGGGTGGGCGCTAGCGACACGAACGCCTGACCGAGCGAGCCGACGCCTGCGAAGGCGTGCGTGGCCGCCTCGCCCATAGCGGAGAAGATCGTCGTCAGAGTGCCCTGCCACAGCGGCCCGTTGATCGCCTTGTTGGCCCGGTCCAGGCCGTCGGCGATGGCGCTCAGAGGCGCGGAGCCCGCGGCCATGGCGGAGAAGACCCCGCCTAGGATCCCGGCCAGGTCAAAGACGATGTCCTTCAGCGTCCCGAAGGTCTTGGCCGCGGACTGGATGGCCCGGTCCATCTCGCCCGAGGCGGTCTTGGCCTGCACCCAGCTCTGGAACTTGAGGGCGACGTTGTTGGCCCACTCGGCGATGGACGGTAGGTACTTAGCGCCGGTCTCCCCGAGGGACAGAATCGCGTCAGTGAACGCCGCGGCCCCGACGCCGCCGATGTCCATGGCCGCTGCCAGGTAGCCCAGCGACTGCTGGAAACCGGGCAGGTGCTCCTGGGCCACCGAGGCGACGGCGGCGGTCATCGTTCCCATGGAGGCCGCCACCGCGTTGATAGCGGGGGTCAGTGCCTCCAGGCCGGCGGTGATGAACTCACGCACCGCCCCCTCGGCCTCGCCCCAGAACGACGTGGAGATCGACTCCTGGAGCGCGGTGAACTGTGGACCGAGGTCCTCCAGGACCGTGGAGGCGTCCTTCATGGCGACCACGAAGATGCCGATGCCGGCGGCCGCCGCGCCCAGGATGCCGGGCATGGCCAGTAGGGCCGGGAGCGTGTGGACAATGCCGACGCCGAACTGGGAGATCGTGCCGAGGCTGGCGCCCACGATAGATGTCAGCCCGAGGACGGCGGTCCCGACCCCGGCCATCTTCACTGAGAAGGTGTCCAGGTTGGTGAAGATGTCCTTCAGGCTATTCTTCAGGTTGGTGAAGATGTTTCCGCCGGCCAGGGCCTTGAGCTGACTGGCCACCTTGGCCAGGGACACCTTTGACAGCCGGACGCTGATGTCGATGTAGCGCGGCCTGCCCGTCAGGCGCTTCAGGTCGAAGCGGGCCTTACCGTCGTCCAGGTCGACGTTGACGGTGGCCTTGCCGTCGAGCTTGTTCAGCTCGTGCTTCAGCTTTTTCTTGGACGCCTCGGACAGGTGGGCGTGGGCCTCGACGTCCCCGTCGATCTTTTTGAGCTGTTCCTTGATCTTGGCGCGGGTAGCGCTGTCCAGCTCGGCCCCGGCCTTCAGCTTCGCGTCGATCTTGGAGATCTGCTCCTTGATCTTGCGCTGGGCAGCCTTCTCCAGGGACGCGTCGACCTTCAGGTCGGACTTGATGTTGGCGATCTTCTCCTTGAGCTCGGCGACGTCCTTGGCCTTGATGTCGACACGGGCGTCAATGTCCGCCTCGGTGGCCTCGATGGCCTTGATCGCGTGCTTGCGGGACACCTCGTCGATGTCGACGCGGGCCTTGACCGAGGCCTTCAGCTCGTCGAGCTCGCGGCCCATCTTGGCCACTGCGTTGTCGTCCAGGACCGGCTTGACCGGCGTGCGCCACTCGGCCCGGCGGAGCTTCTGTTTGATCTCCTCCAGGTCGCGGGCGGAGATCCCGACGTCGGGGGAGGCCTTCGTGCGGGAGATGGCCGCCTCGATGCGGCGCAGGTCCTTCGGGTCAATCTTGGCGTTGACCTGGAGCACGAGTCCGTCAAGAGCGTCCTTGACGGAGTCGCGCATCTCTCGCGCCCACTTCTCGGCGGCGCGCTCGATCCGCTTGCCGATCTTTTTGAGGCTCTTCTCGATGCCCCGCTCAGCGTCGCCGCGGAAGTCGCGCGCGTCAGCGCCGACCTCTACGACGACCTCGCCGATCTTGTCTGCCACGGGCTACCCTCCCCGCTCGTACGTCGAGCGGGCGGCATCGCGGCCCGACTCCTGTCTGAGGCCATGATACCGCCCGCATAGGCGTGTCCTATAGGTGCTGTCACATCCCGAGGGCTGACTTAAGGGATCCGAAGCCCGACGCCTCGTTGCCCGAGTACCACGGGCTGCGAGGATCGGTGACCTCCACGCCCTTGGGCGGGAGCCACAGGTCCCTCTTCAGCTTCTCGGTAGCGCCCTCGTCCTCGGCGTTGCGGGTGAGGATCCACCACATGACGTGGCAGAACCGGTTCAGGGGCAAAGTCTCCAGGTCGATCCCATGCCCGAGGCAGAACCCGTCGATGTAGTCCCACTCCCGGTAGGCCGAGGCCAGAAGACGCTGAACTACGTAGGAGGGTTCTCCCCCGCCTCCTCCATGACGGCGGAGATGAGGTCGGTCAGGTCGGAGATGTCGAGGTTGTCGGCAGGATTCTTGAGCCGGGCGATGACCTCGGCGCCGGTCTCCTTGCCGAAGAGAACGCGGCACCACTTCGCCAGGCCGTCGAGGATCTTCTCCGCATCCTCGTCAGAGTCCTTGAGGGCCTGTGAGAGGAAGATAGCGACGGCGGATTTGGGCGGGCGGACCTTGTACTCGGTGCCGACCAGTTCAACAGTGATGGACTTACGGGCCTTGCCGGGGATCTTGATAGTAGCCATGAGGCGATTCTAATGGAAGTCAGAGGGCTTGATAAGGCGTGCCGCGTCCCGGACGAAGTGCGCGCCCTTGATGCCCTTGACCCACTTCGCGAAGACGGTCTGGCTGGACCCCTTCGGGGTGAAGACCATGCGAGACGCCTTGACCGGGCCGTGCGGCCGGGTGCCCTTCTCCTGGTAGGCGGCGTACGGTGTACGCGCGCCGATCTCGAAGGTCGGGTTGAGCGGGTGCTTGCCGGGAACGCGCTCTACCGTGACGGAGTTCACCATACGGCCTGAGTTGATCCGCCCCTTGGCGCGGATGTTGCGTTGGATCCGGCCCTGCGTGCGCTTGGACGCCTTTAGCGCCGCCTGTTTAGTGATCTGGGCCACCTTGTGCTCCTGTATGGGGCCCTTGAACCGTATTCTTACGTGAACCATCTCATACTTCCAGGTCAGGGGCAGTTGAGCCGGACAGTGAAGGTCCATTCACCGGCCACGCAGCCGCCGTCGGGCCCCAGCGCCGCCCAGCCTATGTCACCGGCGTTCGTGGACGACGTGAGGAACTTGCCCAGGTCCGCCATGTCCTGATGCAGGATCGCCGCGTCGGCGGTCAGGTCGAAGGGGCGGGGGCCGCGGCCGCGGTCGTCCACGACCTCTACGCAGCGCAGCGTCCCGAGGGCATAGGTCGTGGCCCAGTAGCGCACCGAGCACGCCTCGCCGTCGGCGGCGCGCGGGCCGAAGACGGGGGAGACGGCTACGGTGCGGACGTAGAGGTGGCCTGCGCAGCACTCGTCCCACGCCACCTCAGCTCCGGGAACGACGTAGGCCTGCGAGACAGCGTTTGACAGGGCGGTTGCCCCGCCCTTGAGCAGGGCGAGCGCGGTGGAGTGGACGACGGACGGTACCGGCGAGGCGGCTCGGCCCGACAGGGCCGCGTAGTCCTCGCTCTGGGGGCGGTTGCGGCGCGTCAGCCGTGGCGCGGGGCTCACCAGATCACCCCGCCTCGGCGGTTGGACGGCTGACGGCGCGCGTAGTCGTCGGGGTTGTAGGCCCTAGCGGACTGCCTCGGCTTGCGGATCGAGGTGACCCAGGAGTCGACCAGCCAGATACCGGTCCGGCCCTCCTGCATCTCGTCGAAGTCGTCCTGCACCTGCACGGTGACGCCCTGACGGGTGACCGACTGGAGGCGCGCCGGGAGGGCGCAGTCACGGTCCATGCAGGCGGCCTTGGCCAGCTCAAGAGCGAGCACGCCGGCGGCGACCTGGCCTCCCTCGGGGACAGGCACTCCCTGCGAGTAGCGGATCTCCCAGGTTCCCTCCTCGGTCGTCGGCCGGGAGAGGTCTTGTACCGGGGGGAATACAAGCGGAACATCGGGCCCGAGCGGTGAGGTACGTCCCGTGAGCTGGAGCACGGAGTGGTTGATGAGCCGGTACGCGCCCAGCGGGAGCACCTTGCCGTTGATTGTGACCTGGTGCACGCGGTGAACGTTGCCAGGAAGGCGGATGGCCGGCGTGCCGTGGGTGTGGGTGCACAGTGGCCCGCACAGGCCGCACACGACGTCGTGCAGGACGCCACCCAGGCGGAACGGGAGGAAGCCTCTCAGGTAGTCCTGGGACTGGTAGGTGGGCGGCGGCACGCAGTCGGCGGGCTCGGGCCGGATCACGACGATGTCGGTCCCGAACCGCCGCCCCGTCCACTCCCAGAGGAGCTGGGTCGCCATGGCCTCGAAGGTGTGCTGCTGCTCGGGCCTGCCGGCCTCGTCCAGGTACTCCTTCAGGTCCTCGCACGCGCTGTAGGAGACCGGCCAGTCTCCTGGGCCGTAACCCCTGTCAATGTCCTGCATGTCCTCTCCTACAACGCGTGCGTGGTGCGGGATGGATACGCCGCCGGCTATAGGCGGTGCCCGCACGGATGAGTATACCTATAGGCGCCGCCTAAGGGCCGTAGAGAGGGTTTGGATGGGCGCCGGTACGGCGACAGCCCCGCAGGGCGTTTGTGCGCTCTACGGGGCTGCCAGTGCCTCTGAGACGGGATTTCTCAGGGGATGGTGACGGGCTGGTCGCTGTCCGGCGGGGGAGCGAGAGCCGTGTCGATCATCAGGAGGTGGTCGAGCGGGTCGAGCGCGGTGGGGAGCTTCGCGTTCTCGAAGCCGCCGCCGCCGGCCTTAGCCTTCTTGACCACGTCGTAGGGGCCGACGCCCCAGGCGTTGCCGGACTTGGTGACAGCGCCGGTCATGGAGAACGAGATGGCGTCCTCACCGGTGACCTCGATGTCGCCGACGGTGCCGGCGGTGATGAAGGGCATCAGCAGGTAGCCGCTGGCGTCCTCAGCGCCGGCCGCACAGGCCTGGCCGGACAGTCCGGTCCACAGCTCGAGTGCGAACTTCTTCTCGATCTTGCCGTAGGCGACCTTAAAGCCGGCGGTGTCGCCCGCGTGGTCCAGGTACTTCGTGGCGTTGGTCACGATGTCCAGGACGGAGGGGTTCACGCCGCAGAACTCGAGCTCGACCGTGAAGTACTTGAAGGTGTTGGATTGCTTCTCGTTGACGCACAGGGAGCCGTCGGCCTTGCGGACCGTGATCTCCGTGCCGTCCTCGACCTCGGCGGCGAGCTTGACCGACACGAAGCCGGAGGTGGCTACCGGCTTGTGCTGAGCTTTGTCGAACTTGCCGCAGGTGTCCAGCGGGGTGACGCGGATGCGCTTCCCCAGCACTGGTGTGTATGAGTGCGTCTTAGCCATGGCTCAGCGCATCCTTCCCATTGGTGTTGGAGTTGGTGAGTAGGTCATCTGGGCTCAGAACTGCCGGGCCACGTACTTGCCGGAGCCGGGGTCCGTGGACACCTTCACGAAGTAGGCGTCGTCCGGGTTGAACGCGATGGCGTACTGTCGCTCGGCGACCGCCGTCAGGTCGTTCGTGCCCTTGTCGAAGCCGCCCGCCCCGAGGGTCGAGGTGAAGACGTCCCCGCGGTAGATCAGGATCGGGCCGGTGGACGCGATGATGGGCGGGGTGTCGTAGTAGCCGTCACCCAGGACCACGGGAGTCCCCAGAGCGGTGTAGGCCTCTCCCGTCTTCGGGTCCATCTTGATGTACTTACGCCCGGCGAGCAGGGCGCCGTGACGCCGCGCGACGTGGAAGGTCGGGGCCACGCCCGTGGTGTGGGCGTAGTGCTCGGCCGCGTTCCAGGCGCTCTCGACGGCCTGGGCGCCCGCGTTGTTCGCCCACTCCTGGGCGCGGATGAGCGCGGGGCCCGCGCCGCCGACGCCGTTCCACAGCGCCTTCTCGACTGCGGCCTCCTCGTACTGGGCGAGGCGCTGAGCCGCGATGGCGACGGCCTCCTCAGGAGAGTGGTCGAGGGGCGTGGTGCGGAACGTGGCGTAGACGGTAATCGGCTCCATCGACTCGACGGTTACGCCCTTGGGCTTGTCCAGGACCTTGGGCAGCCCCCTGACGGTGCCTGGCTTCTGGTACCGGCCGATGGTGCCGACGTCGGTGCGCTCGACGTCCTCCCAGGTGACGCCGTTCTCCCAGCGGATCGAGGGGTCCTCGATGGGGGCGAACCGGGAGAAGAGGCCGCTCTTCAGGCGCTGAGTGACTGGCGCCTCGATGCGCTGTTTCGGTGCGATGACGGGCATCTGTCCTCCTTGCTGGACGGTGACTGGCTAGGGACGATCACGGGGAGGGCGGGGGCTGTCCGCCGCCCTCCCCGGAGTCATCACTTGGCCGGGTCAGCCGTGCCGTTGGCGAGGAGCTTGATGCCGGTGCCGGTGCCACCGTTCGGGTTGAGCGGGACGGTCACGACGCGGGCGTCGTGACCACGCTTGGCAACCAGGTAGCCCTCCTCGGTGAACAGGGCGGTGTAGTCGTTCTGACCGAGCAGGGTCGAGTCGTAGACGGTGTCCAGGGTGATGACGTCCTGGCCGCCCTTGACGAAGGTGCCCGCCGAGTAGAGCAGGAACTTCAGGCTGCCGGGCCAGACCTTGAAGGCCGAGGCATCGCCGGAGATGCCCTGCCAGTCGTAGACGAACTGCGGGTTCACGCCGCGGGCCTTGAACCACGCGTCGATGCGGGCGTCGTTGATGTCGATCAGGTCGACACCCTCGCGGCGGGACAGGTCGGTGCGGATGGCGCCGTGGACCCAGTAGGGGAAGACCGCCTCCAGGGCGGCGGAGCGGGAGAGGCGCTGAGCGTAGCGGTAGTGCTCGACCTGGAGCTCGATCGCGGTCAGGATCGGGGCGGCGGCGCCGATCTGTCCGGCGTCCATGGAGACGGCAGTGGACTGCCGCTCCATGGCGGCGATGATCCGCTCGCTCATCTTGTGCTCGTGAGCGACAAGCGCGCCGCGGATGGTGCGGGCGACCAGCTCAGGGTAGCCGCGCTGCTGGAGCAGGTTGGCCTGGATGTGGATGCCGGCCGCGGAGAGGCGGACGTCCTCGAAGTCGGTGCAGGGCACGTTGTAGACGGGCTTGGGGCCAACCTTGTTGGTCGGGTCGGTGGCGGAGGTGGGGGCGTACTTGCCTGCCTTCGCCTCCTCCTCGGTGAAGTTGAAGGAGGGAGCCGCGTAGAGGTCGGACAACTTGGGGCCCTTGGTGAACTTGATGCCGCCGCGGGTGACGTTGATCTCAGGCAGGGAGATCAGGCCGTCGCGGGACTCGTCCTCGATCAGGTCGTAGACGGTCTCGGAGGGGGCGCACCAGCCGCCGGCCGCGACGAGGGAGCCACCGGGCAGGTTCTTCTCGTTGACGGCGAAGGCCATCGCGGCGTCGGCCGACTCGGGGGAGGAGACGGTGGCGCGCTCATCGAAGTGCTTGCGCACGACGGCGAGGCTGTGGCGCTCGCTCATGGCGCGACCGGCGCGGGCGGCGGCGGCGTAGGCGCCGGAGTTGAAGCCCTGGAGGCGGCGGTCGAGAGCGACGGCCAGGTCCTCGAAGGACGCGTCTGAGTCGGCGGCGAAGCCGGGAACGTCGGCCACGGTCAGGCGGGCCTTAGCGGTGTCCTCCACGGAGGTCTCCTCAGTGATCGCAGGTGCGGGGGTGTGAACGTGCCGACGGATGCCGGACAGCTTGATGGGGCCGCGGGGAGCGGCAGCGGTGACGGCCTCGGGCTCGGCGTCGACCTGAGCCTTGGGCTCGACGTCGGCCGCGGCGGCCTTGGCCTTCTTCTCGGCGGTCTGGCGCTCGGCCTCGTCCTCAGCGGCGTCGGCCTTCTTCTCAGCCGGAGTGTCGTCCGCGTCGTCCGCGTCATCGGCGGGGGTGTCGTCCTGGTCCTCGTCGTCATCGGCGGGAGCGGGCTTGGAGTCGTCGGCCGGCTTGCCGGCACCGACCTTGGCGGCCATCTCGGCTGCCTTGGCGGCGCGCTCGGCGGCGGCCTGCTCGCGGGCGCTGATCTCAGCAGACAGGATCTCGATGCCGTCGGTCAGGGTGCCGAGGGTGGCGAGGTCCTCGTCGGTGAACTCGCCGTTGGCGTAGAGGGTCTGGAAGGCGTCTACGGCCTTGGAGCGCAGGTCGCCGAGGTCGGCGGCGCTCAGGTCGGACAGGTTCTCGGGGATCTCCAGGTCGAAGGTCTCGACCGGAGCGTCGTCGGCCTGGTCGGCGAAGACGGCGATATCGAAGTGCTTTCGCATGTTGAGGGGTCCTCCGTGTCTCGTTGCTGGGCAGGGTTCCCGTCCCCAGCGGGGTACACACGAGGCCCTGCTGCCATGCCGTTGGCTTAAAGGATACACCTATGAGTGAGACAGCCCTCCATAGGGTAGACAAAACCCCGCACCGCCATGAGCAAACGGTGCGGGGTCCTGCCTGATCCACCCAGCGTCAGGAGTCCATGAGACCTCTAACGGGGACCATCATAACCGATGACGATGAGTGGCGCGACCTCTAGAAACGAGTGATCGGGGAGGAGTCCTTGGAGCCCTCGCCGGGCAGGGTGCCGTCGGCCAGGGGCCGGGGCTCGGTACCTACTGGGGGAGTTGTAGTACGCCCACATCCGCATCCCATGATTCTGTTCCCTTTCCTCAGATGGATCCAAGACGGCGCGCCATCTGCGCCGCCTTCGCCAGTGTACCGGCGCGCTCGACCCGTGCCCGCATCCTGTCGGCGGCCGTCGCACGCTGGAGGTCGCGGCGCCGTTCGGACTCCGCCAGGCGCTTCAGGTACGAGATGTCGCCGAGCGTGAGGCCGTCTCCCCGCCTCCGGCTCGATGGGTGAGCGGCGCGGGCGGCGGAGTCGTCGTGGGCCACGACGCCCGAGGCCTGGAGGGACCTCACCTCGCCGGAGGCGAGCAGGCCCTGCGGGCGGGGAACCGGGAAGCCCGGCACGTTGACGGCCAGCGCCCCGACCAGCTCCAGGGAGCCGCGGATCGTGCGCCAGTCGCCGGAGATCGGCGCGGAGCGGGCCACCCGCACCTGCTCGGCGGTGATGCCGGGGCGTAGCGAGCCTGCGACCCAGATTCCGTAGGCGTCCTCACCGGCCGCGACGTCGGCGAAGACCGTGCCGGTGTTGTCGTAGTGCTCGGCGGCGGCGTTGGCCGAGTCCCTCGGACCGGCGTGCCCGGTCCCCATTGTGAGATGTCCCACAGCCACGGAGGTGCCCTCGGCTGTGCGCAGGGCGCCGGTGCGGAAGTAGGCGTAGTTGGATGGGCTGGTAGGCGGCTCGACGCACTTCCCGATCTGCCCGATGTGGCAGGTGCCCCAGGCGGCGATGTGGCCGTAGACCCGACCGTCGTCCTCGACCACGAGGGCGGTCGGGCCGGTCAGCTGCGGATCCTTGAACCACGCCTCTGGCGGGGCGGTGGGAATAGCCGCAGCGGTCAGTGAGTCGCGGCTCAGCGGGTCGGCATCTGCTGAGCGAGCCATTTTCTCCTCAGAACCGGCGTTTTCGTCGCGCTCAGGGGTCTCGGGGGTGCTGGGAGCCTTCCCAGCGGCGTAGACGCGAGCCGTGGCGAAGGCGGGAACGGCCACAAGAGTGGCGGCGCGCAATCGGGCCGACTCGATGACCGTGAGCTCGTCCGAGGACGACATGGCGGCGACCTTGACCCGGCCGTCCGGATCCGCGCCAGTGTCCGAGTCCTCGCCGTTGCCGGAATCGGCGGCACCGGCCTCGAGCATGTCCGCCTTCGCCATGATCCTGAACGTCACGTCGTCGGTGTCGATGGAGACGCCGTTGGACATCTGTTCGCTGACCTGCCGGTACGCCTCGGTGCCGACGGCACTGCCTAGGTCGAAGGTCCCGGTGGCGTAGATGTCGCCGCCCTCGCGGCGCTCTACGGTCTCGATCCGGCCACAGACCTCAGCGCCGTCGTGGCCTCCCACGTCCTTGAACGCGACGCGCAGCGGGATGGGGAGGTCGTCCCAGCGCAGGGCGCCGTCCTCGATGAGGCGGCCGTCACCGGTCATCTCACCCTCTCGGGCGATGACGCCCTCCCAGCGACCGTCCGGCGCGGGGGCCTGGGCGTCCGGCGTCGGGGCCGGGTCCGGCTCGGGGACGGTGTCGCCGACGGGCTCCGAGTCCCCGGCCCGCTGGTCGGAGAACTCGCCGACGCGGCGGGCCGTCTCCTCGATGCGTAGCTTCATGGCTGTCCTTTCGATGTCTGAGGCCGAGTACTTGACGTTCACGGCCTGGTTGACTGCGGGGTGTGCGTCGGTAGGGATGAGGATGCAGCGACAGTTCGCCACCTCCTTGGGAGGCCCGGCGGGGTCGCCCGGGTAGAGCAGGAGGGAGTCCCCGACGTGGAACGGGGTGCCAAGGTCCTGCACCTGACCGTCGGCCTCGACGTGGGTGGGGCGCACCCGGTTGTCGTGGACCGTGACCCAGCGCAGCCGGCCCCGCCTGAGGGCCAGGTCCGAGGTCGCCATGCGGTGGGCGGCGTTCGCCGTCGCCGCGGTGCGGGCCAGGGTGCGCAGGCGGGCGGCGTAGGCGGTCGTGGCCTCGCCCTTGCGGCGAGAGGTGCCGAGCAGGCGCCCGAGCTCGATCTTCGTCTTCCGCTCTCCCCACCCCTCCGAGGCGGCGCGCTTGAGGAGGGCGCGGACGTCCTCGTAGACCATGACCGGCAGGCCCGAGTTCTCCAGGATGCGCTGCACGGTCGCGTACTGCGGCAGGCGGCGCCTGCCGCGGTCGTCACGGATGAGGTCACGGATGGCGGCCTGCCACGCCGAGCGGACCGACGTCCAGGCGAACGGGTTCGGCACCCGGTCGCCGGCCGCCGTCAGGACCGGCGAGTCGAGAGCGTCCTCGGCCAGGTCACGGACTCGCTTAAGGAAGTCGTTCAGGACCGGATCAGCCAGGTCGAGGTACTGGTCCTCGATCGCGTCACGCCAGTCCGCCACCGCCTTGGGCGACTCCCAGTCAGAGGGGCCCTCGGCCAGGAGATCGGTCTCAGCCATCAGCGCACCTCCTCAAGAGACGCTCGGTTCAGGCTGGGCGTGCGGATGAGCGCGTTCTCCGGTAGGACGTAGCGCAGGGCCGTCACGAGCCGGTCCAGGCGGTGCGGGACGCCGTGCGTGGCGACCTGGGACACGTAGGCGTCCAGCAGGGTCACGACGCGACCTGACTCGACCCCGGGGCAGCCGTGGTTGTCGAGCAGGGCCGGCACGACGTCCCACGCGCCCTTCGTAGCCTTGCTCACGGTGAGGATGTCCGTCGGCCACAGGACGTGCGCCTCGTGGAACGGGCGGCCCTTGAGCGCGTTGAAGCGGGCGCGGTCGGCGCGCACGATCCGCTTGCCGACGGCCTCCAGCGCCTTGACGACCAGGACGTCAACGACGGCGACCAGCGCCGTGGCGTCAACGTCCTGGCCGTGAGCGGCCAGCCGGGCGTCCGGGTTGCGGCGCGGCTGGGCAGGGGTAGGGGGGGTGGAGGTAGCGGCCGACGCCGCCGCGTAGGCGCGGGCGGCGTCGGCTGTGGGCGGGGGAGGTGCCATGGTCTCTCCTGAGATGACGGACGATGAGGGCGGTCAGGCCCCGGCAGGGGCCGTGGAGGATGACTCCGGGCGGGCGTCGCCGGATGAGATCGGCGCCTCGCTACCAGGCACCCTACCCGGCTCAGCCGCGTCAGCGCCACTCGGCGGACGGCCGGGGCCGTCCTGGGCCGGCTCGGGGGTGGAGCCGTCGGCAGGGACGCCGGGGGAGACGGGCGGGGTCGGCGGCACGGCCAGCTCGCGGAGGGCCTCGGACGGGGCGGAGTAGTCGCCCCTGTACGCCTTAAGGATCTCCTGCGTGAGCGGGCCGATGCCGATCGTGCCCATGAGGTCCGGCCTCTTGGAAACCATGGCGAGGGCCTGCATGAGGGCCCGCTCGTCCAGGGGCTTCGCGTCAGAGTCGTCGAAGCCGCTGGCCTCGCGCAGGGCCTCGTCCGACACGGCCCCGGCGCGGTGCAGGTTCAGCGCCTCCTCCGAGCGGTTCGGCCTGGCCACGAGGGCGGAGACGTCGTAGCCGACGGACAGGGTGCGCACCTCGTCCTCGCTCAGGCCCGCCGACAGGAGGACCGGGCGGAGGTACTGGCTGGTCAGCGCGTCGCAGATCAGGGCTAGGACCGGCTCGATGTGCGTGGTGACCGTGTCCTCGCGGGTGAGCCACGCGCCCCAGTGGTTCATGGCGCCCGAGCCGAGCAGCAGCTCCGGCGGGGCGTCCTGGGCCAGGGCCAGGCGCCGGATCGCCTCGTCCCTCAGGTCACGGGCGCCGGCGTCCAGGGCCGAGGAGAACGTGATGTGGTTCAGCTTGTCCGCCGCCTCGTCCGGCACGGTCACGACCAGGGGAACGACGGCGGAGGCGTCGTCCCGGTTCTCGATCGGCCGCAGCATCGAGTCCATGAGGGCGGCCACGAACGGGTCCGGCGCGTCGTAGGACGAGGCGTCAGCGGCGTCAGCGGCCAGCGCGGCCGAGGCCGAGGAGGGCACGACCAGGATGCCGGCGCCGGCCAGGCGGGAGTCGATCTGGGCGCTGATGTGACGCGTCAGGCCGATCAGCTCCCGCAGGATCGGCAGGCAGGCCCGCGTCGGGCTGTCCGCCTCCCAGTAGCGGGCCGGGTGCGGGCGCCAGACACGCACCATGTAGACCTCGTCGGCGGAGACCTCGACCGGCGCCGAGCCGTCGGTGCCCAGGTTCAGGCGCACGGTGCGCCCGTCGGCCCCGACGGAGGAGACCTCCGTGACGGCCAGCACGCGCCACACGAGATCTGCGAGGGCGGGGTCCGGGCTGGGCGCGGTGACCGCCGGCGCCGAGGACGGGGACACCTCGTCGATGACGTGGCGCGGCACGCCTACCAGCCAGCCCTCGCCGGCCACGAACAAGTTCGTCGCCAGGCGCTGGAGCATCTGGCCCAGGTCCTGCTGGCTGGCGCCCAGCGCCGCCAGGACCGCCTCGGCCAGCTGAGCGGTAGGGCCGGTGGCGGTGTCGGTCGCGTCGGTGGCGTCGTCACGCAGGGAAGAGTGCGGGCCGGCGGTGGGCTTGTGCTGGACGTAGAGGCGCGCCTGGGACAGGCGGCCGGCCAGGGTCGAGGCCAGGAACCTCTCCTCACCGACCTCGTCGTAGGCCGCCCACGCCTCCGCCTGCCACGAGCGCGAGCCGAGCGAGGCGGCGTGGGAGGCCGCGGCACGGGCGCCGGGGCGGGAGGTGCGGGAGGTGCGGGAGGTGCGGGAGGTGCGGGAGGCCGCCGGCCTGGAGGCCGCCGCGGTCAGGGCCGTGGAGGGGGCGGTCGGGGCCTGCTGGACGATGACGCCGCGGCGGGCCAGGGCGCGGGAGCGGTAGGCGTCGAGGCTGGAGACGGTCGCGGCGGTAGGGGAGGCGGTAGGGGAGGCGGTCACTTCGAGTCCTTCGCTGCGGGCTGGGGCTGGGGCTGGGGCTGGGCCGGCGTGTCCAGCCGGTGGGAGACGTGGCCCACGACGTAGGCCGCCGTGAGGGAGGCTGCGGCGGCGCGCAGGGCCCGGCCGAGCGGGGAGGTGCGGCTGCGCTGCGAACGAAGGGGGCCGTGGGAGGGGGCGGTGCGCGACGACGTGGCGGCCAGGGCGGCGCCGGTGACGAGGGCGGCCTGGGTGCCGACGCAGAACGGGCAGTCCAGGGCGGAGATGAGGCGGTGGCGCCACGCCTCGGGAGGGGCGAGGTAGCCGAACGGGTGGCCCGGCTCGTGCCCGGAGGCCCACCGGTGCAGGGGGTCCGACAGGACCCAGCCGCCCAGGACGTCGGTGGTGACGAAGCGGGTGACGCGCAGCGCCGCGCCGGCGGCGAGCGCCGCGTCAACGGCGAGCAGGGCCGCGTCGGTCAGAGCCTCGCGGGCCGGGGAGGCGGGGCCGGTAGGGGTTGAAGGTGACATGTATGCTCCCATACAAAAGGTTGAGGGTGGCTTATATGTGCAGATTATAGGGGGGTCAAGCCCACCCCCTCCCTCTCAATCCGTCCGTGAACATCGAGAAACCCTATGGGCGAGGGCTCGAGCCGATCGGTCGGGCCTGATCGAGAGGGGTCACCTATCGACCGTCGGTCGGTCCTGAACGGTAGGCGATGCCTATGAGTGGACGGCCGGGCGCTCGCTGATCCTATGAACGAAGGGGGCGGCCGGCGGGCTTGCCCTGCCTAGGTATGTATGCATACACTAGGGGCATGAGCACAGAGACCACCGCCTACCGCATCCAGTCCGCAGACCGCCCGATCGAGGACCTCCTCGACCCCGAGCAGCAGTACTCATTCCCGATGGACGAGGACGACGAGATGGTTCGCCACGGCGTGAGCGGCTGCCTCACCCCCGCCGACCTGGCCGCCTACACCGCCACCCACGCCATCAGCTCCGGCGCCGGCGGGCCGGTCCTGGTCCGCATCACCGGGCCCCTCTCCGGCGACACCCCCTGCGACGAGGAGGACGGCGAGGTGCTGCTCCTCCCCACGGCCGCCGAGGTCGTCGAGGACGATGAGGAGCTCTTCGAGCTGGTGAGCGACCTGGTCGACCTGCACCACGAGCAGGGGCTCGACTGCGCGGCCCTGCGCGAGGTCGCGGCCGAGCGCCTGCCCGCCTGACTGCCTTCGGGCTAGGCCGGGCTTGCACCTCACCCGTATGTCGGCATACAGTAGAGCCATGAGCAACTACCCCAGCGCCCCGCACACCAGCCGCCCCGCCCCCTCCCGCCCGACCGCCTGGTCGGCCTACCCCTCCCACCCCGTCACCTCAGCCACCCCGGCCTACCTCGCCCCGGCCCCGGCCCCCCACCCCACCGCCACCTACCCCACCGGCTACCCCCTCGGTCAGCCCACCGCCGCCCACCCCCTGCCCGAGGGGTGGAGGGTCGACCCCCGCCCCGGCCGCTACCTCGACCCGGCCGACCCGGCCGACGCCCCCCGCCTCGCCCGGGCCGACGCGACCCCGACCGACGTGTTCCCGACCCGGCGCCCGGTCCAGCGCTCGACCCGGTCCCGGCGGGCCGCCTCTCAGCACGAGGGGGCGGGCCGCCCCCGGCCGGCACGGGAGGGTAGGGCGGCCGATGCCGCATCTCTTTCGCACGGGGGCGCGGGTGCGCGCGCGGTATACCACACCGCCGCGCCTCACCCCTCCGGGCAGGAGACCCCGCTCCAGGACATGGGCCGCCCCGGCATCCTGCGCCGCCCCTCCATGCGGTGGCACCCCTCCCTCATGCAGCTCGCCATCGGCGCCGCCCTGGTGGCCGCCCTGATCGGCGCCTGCAACGTGGCCGCGATCCAGGCCCACCGCCAGGCCCGTGCCTACTGCCACGCCCTGGTCGTGAGCGACTGGGACCGTGCCCAGCGCGAGTGCCGCGGCACCGGGGCCGGCACCCCCGCCCCCGAGCGGGCCGGCACCCCCGTGTCCGAGCAGGCGCAGGCCTCCAGGGACTCCGGCATGCCGGGACAAACCGCCCCCGTCCAGCCCGACTGGGTCACCGAGGACACCGGCGCGCCCTACTCGAAGGACGACCCGACGGCGTCCCCCCTTGCCCTGCCCCGCTGCACCACCGCCCCATCCACACCTTTGCCCTGTTTGTCCCACATTTCCAACGATTCCCACCACGTCGTAGTGCTCGAGGAAGACGCCTCCCTGACCGCCCTCGTCCGCCGGTAGGGCGCCATACGCCCCCTGCCCCGCCTCCCGACCACCTCACCCCGCCCATCCCGCGCTTCGAACACATGTACACCCGCGTTAACATCCGACCCGCCGTCCCCATCACGAAGGAGCTCACCGTGCGCATCAACCCCTCCGACGTCATCCTCCTGGCCCTGACCGCCTGCACCCTCCTGGCGGCCGCCCTCGTCATAGGCGGCCTGGCGGCCCACCCGTTCGCCTGCTAGCCGGCCCCGCACGCCTCCCCGAGCCTCCCCGGGCCTTCCGCACACGCCCTCCCGCACCGAGGGCGTAGCGGGCACCCCGAGCCCGGGGCGGTTCGCAGGGGACGAGCGTCAGCGAGGACCGGGCGACACCCCGCCCCGAGGTGAGCCGCCCCGCCCAGCCCTCCCCTGCCTAGGAAGCGTATGCCATGGCTGCACCCGCCGGAGCCCCTAGGCGCAGGCGGGTGCACCCTGGCATGCGCTTTTCTAGGCAGGGCCTACTGCCTCACGGGGCGAGTGCCCCGAGCGCAGGTGTATGCCATCGCTGCGTCACTATCGCCCAGGCGCCCGCGCCGCGGAGCGCAGCGGAGCGCTGGCGCCGTAGCGATCGGGAGGCACCGTGGCATGCGCCGCAGCGAGGGCGCTCGCGCGCAGCCGCGGCCCAGCCTGCTGGGACGGGGGCAAGCGCCGACGCCACGGCTACGCCGTCGACATACCCCGCCATCTTGTGTGACCCGCTCCACAGCTAGCCTATAGGACGGGTACGGGGGCGGCACCGGCGCACGGCCTGCCTAATTCCGTCCCGGTTTTCTCCGACCGTTGGTATTGCAACGAAAAGTCCGTTATGTATACATACATCCCCCACTTTTCCGCCTGATCCCGCGCCTCCCCTCTCACCCCTCGACCAGCCCGCCGCCGCCGCCGCGCTCCTTCGCGATTAGCTGGCTGCGACGCGTCGGGTCGGCGGCGGTACGTAGACGGTCGACGGCGGATCTGTACAGGTCGACCCTCGGCGGCCGGCGTCCCCTCGAGCTGGTCCGACCGCCTCCCATCCGACCCTCTCCGACCCCCGTCCCCGCCTGGAGCGGTTCCCAGGTTCTTTCAGGTTTCTCAGGGTTCTCAGGGTTCTCCCAGGCTTCTCCCCCGCTGTACCTACAGGTATGTGAATGCCGTCACTCAAATTAATTTCTCAAAGTGACGTATGCCTGGTTGCATGAGATCTGGGTCACACGTAACTTAGCATACACTGGCCGGTACCAGATGTATGCGGGGCATACGTACTTTCCGTTGGAATGACGCGGTTGTATGCTAAGTTATAAGTTAACTTATAGGCTTACTCCCCCCGTAGGGGGGAGTAAGCCATAACTATAGTAAGGACCTGTGGCTGGCGCCACACTACGTTCCCAGGGTTCTCCCAGGTTCCTCGCCCCGGACGGATTGCCTCAGCCGGGTATGCGGGCATACTTCTACCCATGAGCAACCGCTACTCCCTCAGCCAGACCGACAGGCCTCGGACCACCTACCGCGTCATCGACCACTCGCTCGACGACGAGCCGGCCCTGCACCCGGCCACCCTGCCCAGCGGCGTCCCGCACCCGCTGGCCGGTCAGCCCGTCAGTGTCGTCACCTCCCCGTCCCCCGCGTACAAGGTTCAGGGCGAGGGCCGCGCCCGGGCCTGGGGCGAGATCGGCGGCTACGCCGTCGCCGTCATCGAGCAGGTCCCGGCGTGGGCGGCCGCCCCGGCGAGCACGGTCCTGCGAGAGGACCCTCGCGCCTTCGACGGGATCCCCGAGGAGCTGCTGGCCGGAGGCGGGCTGTCGGTCCGGACCTGGTTCGCGGTCCCTCGGGAGTGGGACGACGTCCCCGAGGGGCGCCGCCCGGCCCCGGACTCCCTCGCCAGGGTCGTCCACCCGCACCAGCTCTGCCGCTGGCAGGATCGCTACGCGGTCGCCGCCGCCCACGCCCCGTCGGCCCGCCTCGCCCTGAAGCGTCTCCTTAGCGCTCTGTAAGCCCTCCTGACGGCCTAGCACCTACGCCCCGGTACCCGCACCCAGGTACCGGGGCGCTGTGCCGTCTACGAGGCTCTGGCGGCCTCTAGGCCGGACCGGCGTTCTCGACCCCGCGCCGGCCCCGACCGAGCCCGCCCTCCCACCTTAGGTGGGAGGCGCGCCCTCTTCAGGCCGTGTAAGCCTCTCTGGCGGCCTAACGGCCCCGCACCCGTATGACGGCCCTGCCCGGCCCTGAAAGTCCGTCAGACGGGCTCCTAGACCCCTTCACGGGCACGTAAAGGCCCCGCCCACCTTCTGAGGTGGGCGGGGCCGGTCGTCGAGCCGCGTCGTCGGGCACCCGGTCAGGCGGGCAGAGGCGCCTCGAAGTGCGCCACGAGGGCGTCCAGCACGTCGGCCATGCCGCCGGCGACCTCGCGGCCGCCGCGCTCGCGGCCGGTCATCCGGGCCACGATCTGCCCCTCCTCAACCCGCATGCGGGCCTGGAGCGGGCTGTGCTCCCTGATGAGGCCGATCCGGCCGGTCCGCCACTCGTTGACCCGGGTCAGGTCGAGGGTGGCGGAGGCGGTGGCGGCGATCACTTTCATCTGGTCGGTCAGCTGGTCGGCGGTGGGGGCGGCGGGGGCAGTGGTCTGGGTCACAGTGGGCTCCTGGGCGGTGAGGTGGTTGGTGGGCTGCTGGGCGGTGCGTGAATCGATCATGGCTACAGCGTATGCCGACATACGGTCTGAGTGCAAGCCGGGGCGCTCAGGCGGCCGACGGGCCCTGCTCGCTCACCCAGCCGCCGCGGCCGGGCACCCGACCAGGCATGCGCGCCGGGCCGGTGACGTCCTCGCTGCCGAGCAGGACGTCCGGGCTGTCCGTGGCGGGGGTCAGGGCGCGGCCGTCACTGTGGCGCGGGGCCCACAGGCCGCTGCCGCCCTCGTCGTGGCAGCGAGACGAGCGGGGGGCGTGCTTGCAGGTGGCGCTGTCCGCGCCCCGCCCGACTGAGGGGTCCAGGAGCGGGGCGACCGCGGCGGTCGAGGAGCGGGGGGCCTCCTTCGGAGCGGGGGCTCCAGCCAGGTAGCAGGCCAGGGCGACCACGGCGACGGTGACAAGGATGGTGACTACCGCCGCAGCGATGGCGGCGACGAACATGGCCGCGAGGCTGGGGCGGCGGGGGGGGCGGGCGGGGCGGGTCGTTCTCATGGCTCCAGTGTATGAACGCATACGCCCCGCCAGCAAGCCGCTGGCGGGGCGTATTCGGTGAGGTGCGTCACTCTAGAGAACCTTGGCCTGGTACAGAACCTCCCGCACCTCCCCAGAGTCCCTCCCGCGCACGAGCAGCGAGCCGTTGCCCGGGTCGAGCTCGACGATGGTCACGGCCTGGGACCCCCACGGGCGAGCCTCGCGCAGGACCAGGCGCGGGCCGGAGCGCTCCACCACGTGCCCGGCCACCTCCAGGGCGCGGTGAGCTCGGCGCAGCCTCTTCTCACAGAGCCCGAGACGGGTGACGAGGGGGAGGACGTGGGTCAGGGTGGGGTGCTCCTCGGGCGCCTCCGAGCAGTCCGTGCGCAGCGGGCCGACGACGGTCCGGTGGAGCCCGTCGGAGCCCTTGCGAGTGAGTCCGGCCGTGTACCTCCAAACCAGCCTCAGATCATTCAGGTGGGCGGTCACCTCGACGCGGCCGCCCTCACCGTCACGCACGGTAACGGCGTGGTCCCCGTACCCGACGTAGTCGGCCCGAGGCTCCGGCAGCCGCCGGGCGGGGCCGAGGACGTCACGCAGGACGTCCAGCAGCTCGGCGGCGATTCGGTCCACCCTCTCGGAGTAGGTCTCAGTGTTGCTCATGTCACTTTCCTTTTGTGAGTGGATTGCCTGTCTGGGTACAAGATAAGGCTAGCGCCACCTTGAGGGGTGGCGCTAGCACATCTATCCCCACATTCCAGTGATCTCAGTCACTCACCTCCCCGACGCAGCCGGGCGATCTGGCGGTCGAGGTACTGGCGGGCCTTGCACAGGTCCTCCAGACGCTTCGCCTCTCCGCCCTTACGGCCCTGCCGCAGCAGGTACTTGCCGCAGTTCCACAGCAGGGGGTCCGAGGGGAAGGCCGCGTCGAGCACGTCCCACGACTCGACGTTGGCCGCGTCGCTCAGGCCGAGCGCGGCGAGCGACTGCCCGAGCCAGGTGTAGTGGTCAGGTGACTCGACAGTCTCTCCCGAGGGCGCCTCCCCCAAAGCCCGGGGGGCCCCCACCGGCGGCTCGTAGTCCCATAACTCCAGATAGCGGCGGCTAGGAGTCCCCCACTCGGAGAACCCTTTCGCACGGTAGGCGGGCTCCAGGATTTCCGGGACGTACAGCGTCAGGTCGCCATCGCCGTACGGATTCTGGGACGGATCGTCCAGGCCCTCAGGCGGCGTGGGCGAAGACCAGTAGAGGCGGCGGGGCCGGCTCGACTCCGGAGACTTGTCCAAGGCCTCGATGTACTCGTCTGGCAGGGTGAGCTGGACGTTGGGAGTGAGGCCGTCGCGGACCTCCAGCCAGGCGCCATCCCCCAGGTAGAGCCGGACCCTAGGGTCTAGAGCCTTTGCACTCTCTGCGTCGATTTGAAATCTTCCGTCCTCCAGGAGGAGACTCCCTCCACCCTCGGCCAGACACCGCCGGTAGGCAATATCTAGGGCGTGCTGATCTCGGGCTAGCCGGTTAAAGGAGCTGTATCTGCTCATGAAAATTCCTTTCGGGCTGAGGAAGTGTCCGGGGCGGCTGGCCGCCGTTCCCGGAGCGCCCTAATGCGCTCCCCGAGCGCGAAGATCGGGAGGCCGACGGCCAGGGCTACGGCGGCGGCGAGCAACGGGGCGCTCATCGCTCGCCCCCATCTCGGACGCTCATCCACATCGTCACGGCCTCCAGGGCCGAGGCCCCGAACGCGGCGGGAATCGTCATGCCGATCGGATATACGCCCCAGCAACGCTGGCCGCAACGCTTCAGCTGGGCGACGGCAGTGCCGTCCCCGTAGACGAGGCACGTCTCGGCCTCGTGCAGGGTGTCGGCGTCAAGCGGCTTGATCCGCGCCTGGGGGTGCTGGAAGACGCGGGTCCCGGTGGTCTTGGTCGGTGAGGTCTTGGTGCTCATATTTCCTCGCTAGGTGGTTGAGGTGCGGGCTTGCCCTAAGCGTATGCCGTCATACGGCCCAGAGCAAGCCCGCGGCGGTCAGATCAGTGTAAGTCGGGTCTCACCTTCCCCGTCGTCGATCTTCGGCGGCTTGCGCTTCCACTGTCCGAGGACCTTGTCCACGGTCTGCCGAGTCATGCCCGAGACCGAGCTCAGGACCGACTTCGACACGCCCCGCGAGTAGGCGGCCAGGACCTCCTGCTGAAGGGCGGCGCGAGCCAGCTTCGCGTCCCGGCGGGCCTTGCGGTCGAGACGCGCGGCCTCCTCCAGAGGGTCGTCGAGCGGGGGCGCCGGCTCGAGGTCGTCAGTCTGGGAGGTAGGTAGGCGCTGCTCCAGGGCGTGAGCGCGCTCCTGAGAGTCCTCCAGGGCCTTCGCCTGCTGGACGGTCAGGGAGAGAAGCTTACGCAGGTCCCCGGCCATCGAGCGCTCGGCGTCGATCCCGAAGGCTCCTCGGTAGCCCTTGCCGCCGGCCCACGCCTCCAGGCGCTTAGGCAGGTCTGCAACGTCGTTGATGGATGTCATAGGTGTCTCCTATAAGAACTTGGTGAATGAAAACTGATCGACGGGCACTACCGCCCACCACGATCGCCTGGGACGTCGGTAGCTCTCGGCCGTCATCCTGACCTTCTCCAGGACCTCGCGCATGTCGGTCAGGTCTCGGGTTACCTAGGCGCCCGACCGTCCCGACAGACCCAGAGATCGGGGTGGCCGTGAAGCCTCTCCATCCTGATCGAGAGCCCCCGTCCCTGAGGACTACGGATCGTGTACCGACCTCGCCAGGCTGGACGGAGATCTCTCGCCGCAGGCTGAGACCGTGCCAGAATGCGGCGGACGCGAGATCGAGGGCGAACAAGCGAGTGGCGTCAGAGTGACCGTCGCACTCCAGAGTCATCCCTGGATGCTTCTCGGCGGCCAGCGAGTACTCTTCCAAAGCGTTAGGCAGCACGGCGTAATCCTTAGGCAGGATCCGTGCTGCCGCGTTGGCTAGTTTCCATAGCCGCTCCCGGATCCCCGCCCTACCGGGGGCCCGCCATGAGGCAGCATGGACGCGTAGTGGCATATCCATGCCATTCCTCGGCTGGGTCGGGCGGGATATCGCGGGCAATCTCTGACGGGAAGTCCTTGCGACCTCTCTCCCATACCTCAATCATGCGGCTACGTGTAGCAATCTCGGTGCGGTCGGGTGTGCTGTCTTGAGGCGGTACCATCCAGGCTCCTAGCGTAATTGGGGTGGACGTATGAAATCATACGTCCACCCCTCGGGAGATGCAAGCCGTCAGAACCGCGGAACCGTGCCGGCCAGTGAGAGACCGCTCACGGCGCGACGAATTGTTCCCCTCGGGACGAACAGGGACGCCTGCCCCGCGTCGCGCAGCCCGAGCAGGCCCATGCTCAGCGCATCCACCTGGTCGTCGTGCCGGCCTGAGGGGAACGCCCTCATCTCTGAGATGAGCTCGTTCACCCACTTATTGCCCGGATCAGAGGGGTGCGGGAGGTAGACGTTCCCGGACTCGATCTCCGGCGTCACGGCACGGGCTCGGACCTCCTTGGACGAGCGCGGCTTGATCGGCTTGATGCCCGCCATTTTCTTGCGCAGCACATCGATCGCCGCCGTACCATTGGCCGCGTCCTCGACAAGGCGCTGGTGGACGAACGACCCGCCAGGGGATGCCTTGTCGTCCAGGTCGCCGGCGTTGCACCACCGCAGCATCTTCTCCAAGGTCTGCGTGAAGGACCACTGTCCACGCTGCTGAGCGATCAGGAACCGATCAGGACCCTGCCGGCACCAGCGCTGGCCTACGGCGTAGTCCGACGTCGAGGACCCCTTGAAGGTAAGGTCCCACGAGTCGAGCCACTGCCCGCGCTCCAGGCGCTCACGTGGCAGGAGGATCACCGAGTTATCGCCGTCCTTCACCTTGGACGGGTCGGTCGTCCAGAACCGGAGCCACCCCAGGTTAAAGATCGAGCCGTCGGCCGGAGTCGGGTGCTGCTGGTAGAGCGCCTCCCACATGTAGGCCCCGACCGACCGCTTGAGCGAGTCCCAGCGCTCCAGCGCCTCCTCCCGCGTCTCCTCGACGAGTGGGCTGTAGAGCGGGTCACCGGGCTCGCGCCCGAGAGGGTCGTCCTCCTCGGCGATGGCGGGGAAGATGACGTTCTCCCACTTGTTGGCGTCCGGGTTCTTGGCGGGGTTCAGGAGGCGGCCAATGAAGTCGTCCTCGTGCCAGCGGGTGGCGATGGCGATGCAGAGGAACGGAGGCTCCAGGCGGGTGACGGCGTTGGCCTGCCACCAGTCCCAGAGTGCCTCTCGCTTCGACTCGCTGTGCGCGTCGGCGAAGTCCTTCACGACGTCGTCCATGAGCATGACCTTGAAGCCTAGACCGGTGATCGACTGACCAGGCGCCGAGCGGGAGACGATGCCGCCTCCACGCGTCGTCTGCCACTCGCTCACGGCGCCGGCGTCGGACGCGATCTTGATGCCCCACTTCTCGCCGTCCTCCTCGACGAATCGGCGGACCTGGCGGCCCCATGCCGTGGCGAGCTGAGGCGAGTGCGAGATGAGGCCGATCTTCCAGTCCGGGTGCTGGCGCAGCAGCCAGATCGGGAGGTTGATCGAGGTGAGCGTGGACTTTCCCATGCGCGGCGGCATGGAGATGGTCATGTATCGATTCTCGCCGTTCTCAACGGCGCGCACGGCCTCGGTCAGGCGGTCGGAGAGGTACTGGATGTGGGGGCGGCCGGCGTAAGCCTCATCGAGCTGCTGCGCGCTCTCCAGCGGGCTGGAGGCCTGGCGGTAGGTCGGGTCATGAGGATACGGCGCTCCGGCGTGAGGCCGGCCGTCGCACGAGGGGCGGTCGCACCTCGGCTGGTTCTCCAGCCACGCCTGGCGCTTGATGAGCGCCTCCAGCTCCTCCTCCAGCTGGGCCGGCGTCATCTCCCACGGCTCCAAGGGTTTCTTCACACGGGGCATAAGCGTCTCCTATCGCGGGGGCGGACTTCCATATGAATACAGAATACCGCCACCCCATGCCGAGGGTGGCGGTATTCTGCCCCAATGTCCCGAGGCCAACTCTACTGCTCGGAGTCGATCACCTCAACGTCCGCCGGCCCGACGTCGATGAGGCCTTGCTCACGCTTACGGCGCTCTACCTCCGCGACCAGCTGCTCGATCCTCGACGTCGTGGCCGAGGCCGTCATCTCGGCCAGGTTGGAGGAGACCTCTATCTGCACCTTGGCCGAGTCGGCCCCGGCGCCGGCAGCCTCCCGCTCGATGCGGGCCGCGACGTCCATCATCTGGACGACGGCGTTGGCGCTCATCCGAGAGATACGGTCCTCGGTCAGCGAGTCGAGCCACATCTCGGCCTTCTCCAGAGCCTTGCGCCCGAGGGCCCGGTGACGATCCCCCATGGCGATCCGGTAGCGGACGAGCTCGTTCGCCTCGGTATCGGCCATGTGCTTGTCCCATGCCTCGACGCGCTCCCGCCACGACCATCGGGCCGAGTAATGGTTACCGTTGGGCGCGTCCCGGACCCGCCGACGCTCCATGTCCCGGTAGGCTTTAAACGAGCTGTAGGCCGCCTCGGTCTCTCCGTCCTGCCGCTTCCAGATCGGGCGGGTGTAGTCCAGCGGGGCGGGCTTGCGCGGCGCCGGAGGCCTCGCGGTAGTCACAGCCCCTCCAGCGCGGAGAGCCAGTCCTGGGACGGTGCCAGGGACTGGTTCACGAGGGCCCGGGCCAGGTCCTGGGCGAACTGCTCAGCAAACTGCTCGCCCCAACCCTGCTCACGGACCATCTTGATGCGGATGCCCGCGCAGGCCGCCGTGATGGAGAGGATGGTGTCGCCAGCGACCATGAGCGCGTCGCCGGCATCGGCCACCCCGCTGGCGGGTTGCTCCTGGATGCCGTCAATCAATTTTCCTGCTTCGGTACTCATCGAGCAAGTCCTTCCTCTCCTGCCGCTTCCGCTGGTCAACCATAATTCGGTAGATCCGGGCCACGGTCTTCGCGTGCCAGCACGATGCCCAGCGCGAGTGCTGGCCGTGCTTACAGGTGCACGTGAACCTCGGGTATCCGTGGTCCGACTTCAGGACCACGTGATGGAACCGCTTTCCGTCACGGCCTTTCGTCTCTCCGGTGTTCCTGGCTGAATAGGACCGGACCCACCAGACCCGAGGATTCACCTCGTCCTGGTAGACGGCGCCGGTCCGCCACGTCTCGCGGGCCGACCTCAGCTGGGCCGGAGACATCTCCTCCCACTCCAGCTGCCTCACGAAGTCGAACTCGGTCGCCGTCAGCCTAGCCCTCGCCACTGAGGTCACCCCCAGCCCCGATGACAGGGTACATGCTCGACAACGTGGAGCCGGTCAGCGCCTCACGCACCGCCCCCTCGGCCTCGTCGGCGTCCAGGACGGTGCAGGCGGCGCCTCCGGCCGCGCGCACGCGGCGAATCTGGCGGACCTGCTCGACCGATGTGCGGGCCAGTGCGTGGCCTCGCGACTCGCCGGGCTTCTGGTGCTTGACCTCAAGGAAGATCAGGCGGCCCTCGACGCAGCACAGCACGTCTGGGATGCCCGCCTCCATGTAGACCGATCCGTGCATTTTCCAGGTGACCGACTCCGGCCAGACCTGAGCGATGCGACGGCGGATGGAGTCCACGACGCCGCTCTCCTTGCTAGCCATGTCACTCCTTTCTGTCTAAGGGGCGGCCCCGCCGTAGCGGGGCCGCCTCACTATGTGGACCTCAGAGGTCCAGGTCGTCGATGTCCAGGGCGTCCACGTCGAGCTCGACGGCGTCCTCGACCGGGGCGTCGAGCTTAGGCTTGGCGGGCTCTGAGAGGTCGCCCCCCTCCACCTCCTCCTCGGCCTCGTCAGCCATCGGGTCGTCCTCAGGCTCTGCCTTGGCCAGCTTAGTGGCCCGGAGGTACTCTCGCACCTCACTCTTGACGCGGCCGTTGTATGGCTCGCCGTCCTCCACGACGATGTCGACAGGGCGGCCGATCAGGGCTCGGGGGTTCAGGGCGATCTTTTTCTTGGCGATCTTGACGCCGAGGGCCTGGAGGAAGGCGGCGCTACGGAACATCACCTTCTCCGTCTGTGGGAGGCGGTCGATGATCTGCTGTCCGGCGTGGGCGCCTTCAGTGATCTCCAGGTAGACGACAAACATCGTGTTACCGGCCCGGGAGGTGGTCTCCTCGAAGTCAGACACCTCGGCGTGATAGGTGCCCGGGGCGACGTGAGCGGTGGAGGTGTCCTTGTAGTTGGTGAAGTCGAAGGTCAGGGCCATAGTAATTTCTCCTGTGTAGTTGGGTTACTGGGTGTCAGTCGTCGGCCTTGGCCGACTTGGCGGCGGGCTTGCGCTCCGGGACTCCGCCCACTCCGAGGAAGCGGGATAGCTTCTCCAGAGTCACGGGCTTGTCCCGTCCGAGCACGGACGGGACCTTCCCGCGAAGGTTGTAGGGGATACGGGCCTTGGTCCCGTACTCCGGGTCGGTGCCGAAGCGGACGATGTGCTTCAGCGAGGGGCCGTCGTCGCGGCCGGTGCTGTCGAGGTCCTCCTCGACGTCGGCGTAGATGATGTAGTTCGGAGTGGCGCGGATGATCGACTGGGCGCCGCGCTGGACGTCCGGGGAGCGGCGCACGCCACCGTTGATCTCGTCCTCGACCATCTTGACCTGGGCCGTCATGACGACGTGTAGAGGCTCCTTACGGTTCCCGTCGGCCAGGCCGTACCAGAAAACCGCCGTATCGGTCATGATGTCGAGGGCCTGGCCCCAGGTCCGCTGGTCGGCGGGGGCAGTGCCCTGTTTGATCTCACGCACCGCGGTCTCTGAGAAACCGGTGAGGTAGCGCATCGTCATCTTCTGGAGGGCGGTGAGGCTGTCAATGATGACGGCCTTGTAGCCGTGACCCCCCTTATCCAGGCTCCAGAAGATGTCGTCCAGGGCGGTGACGCTCTCAGGTCGGACCACGTCGATGTTCTTGGCGTACGGGGCGTTCTTGAAGCTCTGAGTGCCCTTCTCCCCCGGCAGGTCGATGAACAGGGTCTTGCCCATCGTGGCGACGGTCGAGGCGAGCGAGCTCTTGCCGGAACCCGGTGCCCCGAGGATCAGCCACCGACCGTAGTCGGCCGCCTCCTCCTCAACGTCAACAATGTTGACGCCGGCGAAACTGGTCATTGAATTTCCTTCCGCTATTGGGTGGATGACTTAACTGTAGGTGTATGCGGGCGGGCAGTGCAAGCCTGAGAGGCTATCGGCCGCTGTGAGACGGGTCACGGTAGCGGAGGCCGTACTCCTCCGGCGCGTACTCCCCGCTGGAACCTCCGACCATCTGCGCGCGGCACAGGTCGGCGAACTCGCAGAACTGGCAGGCCGCCTTCCCGAAGTTGCGGGGCGCCTCTCCGCGGAGGTCCGCACGAACTCTCGTCCGGGAGATGTCCGAGCAGGTGTCGGCTGCGGCCCGTAGATGGGAGCGAACCAGGTGTGGGCTGATCGGGGTCAGGTGGCGGGCGAACCACTGAGAGACGACCTGAGGCGAGGCGAGGCGCTCGATCTCGGACTCCTCGGCCGTGTAGGTCCCCGCCGCGCTGCCGTCCTTTTTCATCCCTTCGAAGGGGACGCCGTCGGCGCACCACTTCAGGTAAGTGCACAGATCGTAGTCCTTGACCGACGCGGAGAGCTTACCGGCCTTCGTGATCCTGGGCGTCTTCGGGGCCTTGGACCGGACCCGGTCGAAGGCGACGGCGCGCGGGGCGGGAAGCCCCCACTTAGAGCAGTCCGGCGACAGGCCCCACGCGTAGAGCTGAACCTGGCTGTCCATCATCTCGTCCAAGCTGGTGACTTGCCCGAGCGTGCCGGACGTCTTGCAGTCCCGCACCACGACGATGCCGCGCTTACGGTCCAGGTAGACCTCGTCCGCGTACCCCCACAGGACGACCCCCATCCCAGGGATCTCGCGCTCCCAGCGCTGCTCGACGGCGAGGACGTACTCATTCTCGGAGTCCTCAGTCCAGCGTTCCCGCCACCCGGTGTAGACGTGGGCGAGGCGCTGAGGGAGGGGCTGTCCCAGCCACTCCAGCCAGGTCTCCCTAGCCGTCTCCCCGAGGTGGTCCCAGTAGTCCTGGGAGGCAGAGATGATCTCGCCCGGGGAGGCGGTGCCGGGGAACGTAGGCCCGGTGTCCGTGGTCTGAATCTTCTCGAGCTCGACCTTCAGGGTCCCCTCGGACCGGCCCTTTGCTAGTCGGTCCGCAGCCCGAACTGCGTGGAACCACGACCCGAAGTCGAGGGCCGGCGTGACCTCCGACCGCGCTCGGCGCAGGCCGTCGATGTAGCGGTACTTCCACGCCTGAGGGCAGCGGCGGTGGAGGGTCAGCGAGGAGTAGGTGGCCTTCTCGGCCGTGATGACGTCCTTCTCGGGGCACTGGGTGGGACTCATTGCTCTTACCTATCGTTGTAGATGTGACTCATAAGGGCCTTCTCCAGGTCCGTGCGGTCCTGATAGGCCTGGAAGACTAGGTCGTCCACGGTGCCAGGTGCAAGCGCGTACCAGAACGTGGTCGAGCTCTTCTGACCCAGCCGATTAAGACGGTCGCGAGCCTGGACGATGTCGTCGCGCTGCCAGGGCAGCGAGGCGAAGATGGCGTTCCGGGCCGTCACGAGCTCGTTCACGGCAACCGACAGCGTCTTGATCTGAGCGACAATGACGAGGTGGGCCGGGTCGTCAGACCCGAAGCGCTGACGCATCTTCAGACGGTCCTTCGGCTTCGTGGAGCCGTCGATCCTCAGGACGGTGGTCCGCTTGTCGGCGATCTCCTCCTCCAGCGCGGCCAGTTCTCTGGTGAACGTCCCGAAGACGACGATGCGCTTCTCGTCCCCCAGAGTGTCGTGGATCAGGGAGGCGACGGTTTTCGCCTTGGACCGTCCGATCTCGCGCACCTCGCCGGAGTCGTCCGGCAGGTGGCCGGCCGTGATCTGGCGGAGACGGGTCATGCGGACCAGGCGGCTGGCCGCGGTGGCGGCGCCTCCGTCGGGAGCGGCCTCGCGCATGTCATCCTCCTCACGGAACTCGACCTGGAGCTTCGTCCGCATGTCCTCGTACGCCTTCAGCTCCTTGGGGCTCAGCGCGACGGGGAGGACCGCATCAACGGCGTCGGGCAGGTCCAGGCACTCCTCCTTGATGGCGACCGATGAGCGCTCGCCCATGATCTCCTCCAGGCGGTCCAGGTTCTTGAAGCCGACGACCTCGTGCCCCATGTACCCACCCATCTCGGCGTAGTCCTCCTTGAAGTGCTTGAACGTCGCCACGCGACGCTCGCCGTTAGGCTGCACTCGACCGAGGGCCCTGGGATCGAGAAACCGCCACTGCCCGTAGACGTCGAGCGGGCTATGAGGGATGACGGTCCCGGTCAGACCGATCCGGCGCTCGACTCGTGAGCCGATCCGTCCCGCCAGGCGAGACGCGTTGGAGGCAGCCGACTTGATCTTGTGCATCTCATCGATCACGACAAGATCGGGGTCGAAGTCAGTGACCGCGCTCAGAACGACGTCGGCCATGGTCTTGGACCCGACCTGCCGGCGCTGAGACAGCGTGTCCAGGTTGATCGCCTCGATCACGAGGCGGGGCTTTCCATCTCCGAGCACGTCCGGGCCGGCCTTGGCCGCCATCCTCCGGTCCAGCTCGACGCCATCCCTCCGAGCGGCCAGCGCCCAGGAGCGGTTCGCGTGCAAGGAGCGGACGTCATCGCCAGCCCCGCGTCCCCGACCGCCAGTCGGCTTAGCTACCGACTTGCCGCCACGAGAGCGGAGGGCCTCGACGCGCTGCATGACCGAGCCTCCGAGGGCCTCGGCCCAGACGTTGACCTGAGGGCTGACCCACTTCGGGGCCTGGAGAGCCCACTGGTCGACGGCGGCGAGAGGGCCAATCACGAGGACTCGGGCCTCGCGGCGTGGCGAGGCCAGTGCCAGCAAGGAGCAGTAGTCTAGGGTAACCGCAGTCTTCCCGGTGCCCGGCTCCATGAGGAGGGCGCCGACCCCGTTGCAGGCAATTAGCTTGGCCAGGCCGCGTTTCTGGTGCGCGAAGCGCGGCGGGCCTCCGAACTCAAACTTAGCCATGATCCTTCTGGACCCTCTCCAGCAGATCAGCCACGTCGATCTGCTCCCAGTCGAGGATCAGGTCGAACTGTGGATCCAGGAGCCAGTCGGACGCGACTCCTGGCTGCATATCCTGATCAACGGGGTAGTAGTAGGGGTCCCCGTCAGCGTCGTAGTGGAGCGCAAAGATGCCGAAGACCTTCTCGTCCTCATCAGCCTGCGTAGATCTCCGGCGAGCGTCTTTGACGTAGATCAGCCCGCAGCAGGGCCAGAACTCCTTCAGGAGGGAGCCGTTCTGAAACTGGAGCGGGGCGCCTTCCCTGATAGACGGATACACCTCGCACTCGTCGACGGGGATCTGGACCTCCTCGGCGCTGCCCTCAGGGCTCCCGGCCTTCTCGGCGTACAGGATCTCGCTCTCCATCGTGGTCCCGTTCCCGAGTACCTTCCACCAGCAGTCGCCGTGGTAGATAATCGCGCCGGCGATGATGTCACCGCCGCGCTTGAGCGAGATGTACTGCCCCAGGGCCTGCACCCGCGAGTATTCGGCGCTGTCGTTGTCGATATCGAAGGGATAGGTGCTCATGAGTTCTCTCCCAGGTGCAGGGCCGCGGCCCTCTCGGCCTCGGCGAGGATGTGCGCCTGCCGCTTCTCCTCGGGGATGCTCAGCAGGTCCTTTCGGCGGTCGTGGATGTCGGTCAGATAGCGGACGTACTCTCCAACGAGCTCGGCCTTGGTCCGAGCGCGGCGGCCGCGCCGGCGGGGGACGTAGTTGATCGGCTTCTTACCCTTGACGGCCTGGATGTCGGAGTCCCTAACGTCCCCACCAGGGGACGCCTTCACGCGCCGCATGATCTCCTCGGCGCTCACGATGCCGTTCCGACTCATCGCGCCCTCCTTCTATAGGTCATGATGATGAGTGCGACGACTTTCATCAATGTTCTCACAGGTACTCCTCCTCAGGGACCGAGACGAAGGCGCCCTCCCTGATCGAGATGGCCAGGACGCGGCGGTCCTTGATGCCGGCCTTGATGGCCTTGATTCCGTAGCGGACGATCTGTGAGAACTCGAAGGCCATCCAGAGACCCCAGGCGACGTCGAGGAGGCCGCCGGACGGGATCCAGGTGTGCAGGATCATGACGGCGATCGTGGCGCCGAGCGCCCGGTAGGCGTGCCTTAGGGCGTGGTTGGCGTGGACGGCGTTGGGGGAGGTCAGGGAGTAGGTTCCTGGCTTTGGACTCATGGGTTCTCCTAAAAGTGGTGCTGAGGGGGAGGAGTTAGTTGCCGTATCGGCGGTTGACGGAGATTAGGGCAGCTACTACTTGGTATGCCAGCATGGATAGGGCTTCATTACGATACTGAAGCTCTGCTGGGCTTGGGGTGTCCCGAAGGGTCCAGTAGGGCGCCAGCTGCCCCGCGACCTCGATTAAGCGGGCGATTCGTTCGGAGGGGGCGAGATCCAAGTCTAGACGGTCGAGCGGGCGCCCTCCGCGCATTGAGGACTCTGCACAGTCCTGCACATTACTGATGCCTGCCCTGCGAACTCCCGGCTGCTGGGCATCTAACTCTGTAAGGCAGAATGCTGCGATAACTGAGGCCCTGCCGTTGACGGCCCGAACCAACGGGCCGGCGTGGTATGCGCCGCAGCCCAGGTCGTATATATCCTGAGCGAGTGCCGCCAGCTCGTTCGTAAGGTTGACGAGGTTGAGGGTGCTGTTACTGTCGTAGATGGCTGGCGTACCTTGGGAGTGGATCGTGGATAGCGTAGAGTAAACTTCCCGCTCTCGCTCATCAGTGCTAGGAGTATTCATGATAGAGGTCCTTTCGGCTTATATAAATCTGCGGGGTTCGATCGACATACTTTAAGAGTGGCCGCAGTCGCAGTACTGCTCTGGCTTCTCGCAGGAGGGGCAGTAACGGTCCCCGGTCCACGGGTCCTCCAGGACGCCGGTCAGGCTGTACTCCCGGTAAGCGCGCGCGAGGGCCTTCTCGTCTGTCACGTACATCTCGTTGCGGTACGCCTCCCACTGCTCCCAGCGCTTGCGCTGCGCCCTCATGGAGCCTTTGCGTGCCATTTCAGTTCTCCTTCCGCCGTAGCGGTCGTTCCTTTGATGTCTAAAGACTACGCAGCACGTATGCCACGATGCAAGCCCCGGTAAAGGTCTACCCCAGTGACTTATGCCACTGGGGTAAATTCCGTTGAAATTAGGCGGATTGCTTGGCTAGTCGCCACAGTAGTGGGCCCAAATAGCCTGCACGATCCGGCGCTCCCCTCCGACGTATACAGTTGCCGCCGTCTGCCAAAGATGCCAGCCTCGATCAGACAGCATGACAACCACGTCGAAAATCTCCTCGAATCCCTTCAGGCCAAACGACGCTACGGTTATGTCGGGAACATCGTTCTGGCGGAGCAGGGTCTCGATCGCCTTCCAGGCGTTCAGGCCCCGCACACGGTAGCCACGGTCGAACACGGGATGAGCCGACCCACCCCCTTCCCAGGCCCTCTCGAACGCCTCCTCAGGCATAAGTAGGGGCAGCTCGTCAAAGTCACGCACCGGCGTCCTCACTCTCTTCCGCCTCGTCCAGGTCCCGCTCCTCAGGCCCGTCCTCGCCAACGGCAACCAAGGTGTACCGGTGTCCGCCGCGATCTCCGGCGGACATGATCCAGCCTCTCGAGATCAGACGATCAAGCGCCGCCTTAGTCCGCTTACGGGGAAGGTCCGGGTCCACGATGTCGAACAGGACCCTAGAGCCCAGCTCGACGCCGATTTCGCCGCGGAACGCTCCGATCACGGTATCCTCATCATCCTGGCGCTGGGCGATCTTCTCCATCACCTTGGACATGTCGGTGAAGTCGAGCTCCACGCGGCGCTCGACGTCGCTGACGTCCTCGCCCTCGGCGTTCAGGGTCCCGCCACCGCCCGAAGGGGTGCGGCGCGGGGGAGTAATGACGAGGGCCGAGCGTCCCTCGGTACGGCTGTCGAGCGTAACCACGCCGGCCACCTGAGCCTTGCCACGGCCTCCGGTCTTCTGGGAGTGGGCGCGGACCTGGCCGGGCCGGTCCTTCAGGACGACGAGCTCCATCTCCCCGACGTCGCCGGGCATGGGTTGCTTGATTGGCCACACCTGGAGAAGGGTGCCCTGCACCATGGCGACCTTGTGCTGGGAGCCGATAGGCATGGAGCCCTTCTCGGCGCTCTTGGCCTGGTGGTCGATGATGATGACGGTCGAGCGCCCGTTGCGGGTGAGCCTCTTCAGCCATGACGTGATGACGTCGGTCGAGACGGCGTCGTTCGCGTCCAGACCGTGCAGGCCGTAGAGGGCGGTCATACCGTCAGCCACGATGATGTCTGGGTCTAGGGACGTCAGGGCCATGTCGAACTGATCCTGAGCGAACTCGCCGCTCTTTGTCGGCTGGTCCTTGCCCCACTTGTTGCGCTGCATGTCGGCCAGAGGCCCTTCGGGGCGGATGTAGGAGAACTGGGCCCGAAGGTCGTCGTCCACGGCTCCCAGCAGTCGCAGGCGGTTCAGGGTCTGGACCGGCTCGTCCTCGAAGTCGAGGTACAGGGCGCGGCCGCCGGCCTCGATCTCCTGGAGACAGATAGCCATGGCGATCCACGACTTGGCCGACTCAGATGATCCGAAGAGCATGTTCACGCGGCCCCGGTACATGAGGCAGGCGCCGTCGTTGCGGCGGCAGACCTCCGGGTCCGGGACGGTGAGCTTCCCCGTCAAATATGGCTCCAGGTCGACGGGGCTCCAGGACGAGGGGCGAGCGTCCAGCGGGTCGGGGTTCTCGACCTCCGAGGCCTCCTCGACGGCGATCTCCTCCGGCTCCGAGGTCTTTGAAGGCTCGACGCCAAGGGCGGGGCCGAGGAATCCCAGGGACCGCGGCTCGGAGGAGTCATCCCCCTCAACGAAGGCGGGGGCGGGGGCTGAGTCGTCCAGCTCGATCTCCAGACCGTCCCACTTCTTGGCCCACGGCGGCTGCCAGCCCGGCACGTCGCCGTCCACATCCGGAACGAAGCCGGCCACGGCCTCCGCGTCGCGCACGAGGCGCTCGACGATCTGCACGCTCTCCTCCCCGATGTACTCGGCCAGGCGGGTGAAGCCGGTGGCCTCCCCGCCCTCCCGAAGGCGGCGCTTGGTGGTGTAGATCGCCTCGCGCTCGCGCTGCTCGGCCCCCTCCTCGTCGTGGGTGGCCAGAGCGAGGGTGCGGATGACGAGGCCGGCGTTTCGCTCCCAGAACGGGTGCACGGTCTGCGAGTCCCCGTAGCGAAGGAGGCCGCCGGCGAGGGCTACGTAGGCGTCGTGGCGCTGACCTGGCCCCGGCCACGCGTCCAGCAGGACGGAGCACAGCCCGAGGAGGACGACCTGGGCCAGGAGCTCGGTGCCGTCGACGAGGGCGGGGCCCTCGTCACCGCCCCACGGCTCGCCCTCCCACTCGTAGGTCTCGGCCGTGGCAGGGTGGATCGAGGGCGGCACGAGCGTCTGCGCGCCGTTACCGCGGATCTCGACCGACACGCCGGAGCCCCGGCCCGACTTGTCCGGGATGCGCAGGCGCCGAGTCGCCGGCAGGGTGCCGGGCTTGGCGCGGTACCAGTAGTGCGACTTGCGGGACGTCTCGCGTCCGTGGACCGCTGCCGTGTAGGGCAGCAGGTACGACTTCAGGCGCGCCGCGGCCGGGTGGTCGAGATCGACGTCGATCAGATCCCCCGAGGCCTCGCCTAGGAGGACACCGAGATTGGTCGATCCGTCGGCTGTGTACTCCTCGAAGGCCTTGCGAACGGCGTCCTCGCCCTCTCCGGTGTCGGTCGTCGGGTCCGGCCAGCGGAGCCTCGTCCAGCCGGCCATGGTCGGCCCTTTGGAGTGGCGAGGGATGGGCAGGGGTGTCAGTCCCCTCAGGTACGCGTCAAGGGCCGCCTCTACGACGGCTGCGTTGTGCTTCTCAGTGGTGCTCATGGGTCCTGGGTGAGTTGCTAGGCGAGGACGATGGTGGTAGATGCCCTGAAACCGGTGACCGGTAGTCAGCCGGTCACCGGTTCGAGGGGTTGTCTGGATTGGTGAAGGTGGTCCGATGGGGAGTCACCTTGATCCCCGAGGGGTGTGGAGCCAGATCGAGCTCGCGATTCCCGTACGCCTCCATGAGGCGCGCTAGGACGATCCTGGGCTGGAGGCCCTGGCGCTCTGCCCGGCGGACGACTCTTTCCCAGGTAGCCTCCCTCATCGTGAAGGTCACCGACTTTCGAGGGCTGGAAGGGTCGCCCGGCTTCCGGCCGAAGTCGATTGATGTGGGGGCATCCAACGGTGCGAACCGCTGGTCGAGGTCTGGGCGGTCGTCCACGTAGGGAACGAGCTTGTCCTTGCTGGGGCGGGGCATGTCATCTCCTCTGTCGGGTGTATGCCCCGCATACACTACCCGAAGGGTATTGGAACCTCAAGAGGTTCGAGGGGCCGTTACCGGCCGGCGTTGCCGCGTCCCGCGGCTGGAAGTCCATTCATTACGAAGGCTCATGAGACGTTGACTAGACGTCCGGGCGAATCACATTGTCTCAGTTCACCGTGTGCGTCACCTCAGGCTTTCCACTCACCTGAAGAGCCCGCAGAGGCGGATTCCATCGCTTGAGGACTTCCCAGGCCTCGTGCTCCGTCCGGGTCTGCTAGTGGTGTCGCATTCTCGAACGGGGCCGGTGGCGGGGACCTTCTCAAGGAAGCGTTTCAGCGAGGAACCCTTGCGGGCAGCTTCTCCTCACGTCTCGGGACCAGGCAATCGTGCCGCGGGACCCGCTTCGAGTATCCGTACGTCCCGTCACCCTGTCACTCGACGGTGCAGGTTTACCGAGGCCGTCCGGGCTCTCAACCCGAGCCCTACGCCCGACGGGATCACGGAGACTCGTCAGCCAGCGACTCCCCCTCCCCGACTACGAGCCAGGTTTGGTGTGAGGGGGGGAACACTGAGGTCCATTCCATCCTCCGCCTTAAAGGCGATTGGCAGATCCAGTTATCCGGGCCCTGCGGGCCTTATAGCGGTGGTCGGCTTGTCCTGGATCCCTCTGGCTGATACTCCAGAGCATCTCCGTCCGCCCAGACCATCGCGTACTCGCAAAGCCTCCCGGCTTACCGGGTATCTCAACGCCTCGGGTTAGTTCCTCAGGTCGGGCCGGGAACCCGCCGCTGGATTGCGGCGGCCGGTCCGGAGAGTTTCGCTCCCTCGGCGGTGATGGGTTCATTAAACCCCATCCGGGAGCCCGATGCAAATCGGCGGGGCCATTTCTTGCCGTGAGTGTCGTCACATTTGCGCGGGGCGGCGGCGCGGCCCCTCCCGGAACGAAGGCGCGTGCCCTGAGCCGGCCCGGCGTCGGAATCCCTCAGAGGCGTTCTAAGCCATTCTGAGCGCCTTTCGGGGCCGCACCCCTCCGGGAGTGCGGGGACGGGGTAAAAGTCCGTCAGAATCGCTTACACGGTCTCTGAGAGGCATGTGCGGCCCTCTCCCCGGCACGAAGGTGCGGCGCAGGACGTCAGGTCCCGGATCTGGGGGCTCGAGGAGGGCGTCGACGGACCGCCGTCGGAGCTCGAGGTCGCTGAGAGGCCCGAGGGGCGGGCGTGTTGACCGAGCGCAGCGAAGCGGAGCGAGCCTCAACACGGCGACCCGAGGGAAGCCTCTCCGCCTGGAGCCAAGAACCTGCGAGGACGCGTGGGCGACCGGCGCCTCAGCGCCGCAGCGCCCTTCACGCGGACACCGCAGGGGCGAAGGCTCCCCGGCGCTAGCGACGGCCATGGTTCGAACCGGGGTTCAAAGACCCGACCCCGAAGCGCAGCGAAGCGGAGCGAGGGGTCGGGTCAGAACCGGCAACGGGTGCGGCAACGGCATCGGCAATGGATGTGACCTGGTTCATATATACACATATATTCCACTACCCACACAACACGAGCGCCCCCTGGTCTCCTCCCCCCCTGACTCCGTCAGGGGGAGGAGACCGCCCCTACCGTGTTCAGCCACCGGGACGATCACACCGGGACCCAGCCCTCCTAACCTGGAATCGTTCAGGAAGAACAAAG